CGTCGTCGATCACGGCGCTTCCGCCGATGTCAGTATGCAATCCGTACAACGATACCGGCAACCACGCATCATAGGCGTTCGTGTCGTCGCCCATTGTCCACGTGTCTGGGTCAATATCCACGAACACCGGTAGCGCCCCCGCATGGAGAATCGCGAGCGTTGTTGCGGACATACTCAGTGGCGTCGTGGCAACCTCACTTCCACCGTCGATGCCCAACGCCACCAACGCCGTATGCAAGGTAGCCGTGCCATTACACAATGCCACGCAATACTTCGCGCCCAAGTAGGACGCAAGTTCCCGCTCGAACGCCGCGACTTCGGCGCCGTGTTTCATGCGCGGCCTATGATTTCAAAGACCGTCGCGCTCACGAGAACAGACTCTGCACGTTTGCCTATTTGCATGTACCTATTGGTTTCAATGCTGACGTGTAAGTCGAATCGGTTCGCGTTGTGCAATGCGGCGTTGAGTTTGCCGACCGCAATCAGCACATCTTCGGCAGCGGCCGCCTTATTGACCGGAACCACTACCGCCCCACCAGCGCGACGGCCGCGTCGTAGTCGGCGGGTGTGTCGATGCAGGCGCCGAGTGGGGGCGTTTCTTCGCGATACGTTGGAAACAACGCGTAGCTGATGTGTTCGCGGTTACGATTGCGCACACCTTCGCTGTCCGGTACAAACAAATCGGGACTGATTCGCAGGCCGATCGTTGGCAACTTGCGCCACGCTGGCTCGTTGCGATGCGCCGTATCCAACTGCGCCAATGTGAACGCTTCGCAACTCATCCACACGGGATGCCGTGCACCCTCGGACACTTCGCGGCACAACTGCGACGATTTCTTTACGTCATCTGGGGTCCAGCGCACGATGATGCTGGCGGGGTGCCAACGGTATTCATGGGCGCAGTGATAGAAGCGAGCTAATACGTCACGCTCTTGCCCGTCCCACGCAAATACGTCGGCGTCAATTCGGCGCAGTTCCTCACCTAACGGGCCGTCATCGTCCGTGTGCGGAATTGCGACAATCACGTTGCCGCGTCCAAACACCTCAACCGCCTGCTTCCACGCCCGCGCAATCAGCGTCTCACCTTGGAGCGTAAGCAGCATTTTGCCGGGCAAGCGGGTGGAATGGTAGCGGCTTTGAATTATGCAGAGCGGGGGCGGGGTCATGTCACCTTGAGTGGTTGATTCCGCGGGAAACGGGCGGCAGCGTTTGTTTGTTCCATCGCGCGCGTGATCATGTACGCCTTTGTCAACTCAATCGCTTCTGGATGTGACACGCCGCGCTTGAGCAAGCGCTCGAAGTAATCGGCGTGGGCGTCTGCGTCAGTGACTGCGCTCATTCGGCCGGGCCAGCGGTCCCTTCGTACGCGACATCGGCAAACTTCGCCGTAGCAGAAGGCTCCACCACCGCCAAAAAGTCCCCCGGCAGCACGTAGTAAAAGTCGGTCCCCGATTCGGGGATGCAGATGCCGACGTTGGCGCCGAGGACGACGGTGGAGCCCACGGTGATGCCTTGCTTGACTGGCAGCGGCAAGGCGTCCCAGTAGCCTGTCGGGGGCGTGGCAACAGGCGCTGGCACCGCCACCACCTTCGCATACTGCGGCCCGTCCTGTACCGAGTCGGGTACGCGGTAGATCGTTTGCTTTGGCGCATTCGGCGTGGGAACGCGCTGCACTTTGATGCGGTCGTTCAGGGGGAGGAGGGTCATTGTTTGAGTACGTGCCAAGTGATAGGGACTCGCAACACGCGAGCAATGAATTTCAGAACGCGCCACCGCCAATACGAGAACGGTGTGCCGTCAGGATGCGCGAGCCGTATTTCGAGCGTAAGAGTCGTGACGTTCATTGACGGGCTCACGCCGCCACCGCCCACTTCTCCGAAATCGCCAAGTGCCGATGGATCTCAAACTTATGGTTATTGTGCGCCCCAACGCCGCCCACGTACACTCTTTGGCCGAGCGCATCACAATCCGCACACCACCAGAACAACGCCCACTCTGGCGCCAAGGGATCACGCACAAACGCGTGCGCCAAGTCGACCGCGCGCGGCAGCTTCGTGTTCGCTTTCGGTATCACCCCAACCACCGCAGCCACCGGCGTCTCGCGCACGGTATCCAACGGCGGGTGCTTCATGAACGCTTCGCGGCGGAACCAGTTCTGCGCATAGAACAGTTCGGGGTACGCGGCGCGCAGTTCGGATAAGGTCATGCCGCGCGGTTCGGGGGATTGGCGGGGGCGGGTCATTCGGACCAGCGCTCTAAGAGCAGTCGATACAATTCAGGATCGTCCTTGTAATCATGTGCGGTTACTTCACAGTCAACATCACGCCTCGGCCCTTCGCCTTCAACAAAGTGCACGCAATCCGCCGCGACACGAATGATTTCCGCAATGCTTTTGTCGCAATCAGCGTCTAACCCATCCAATGGCGGGTTCGCATTCTTTAGGCACGCCAGCGTCGTTCCTTCTGTGGTGTAATTGGAATACCCGTAATCTTCACACACGCAGAACTTGCACTCGGTGCACAGGCGCTCGCCGGTCCTCACTTCGCCATCTCCACCGCCGCCAGATAGGCCAGTCCGTCCTCGTAGGGGAGCACGTGGCCCTTCGCTTGATACTCGCTAACTTTGCCGGCTTCTTCCACCATCAAGGCCGCCCTAGTCTGCCCAACGCCGGCCACCTCCTGAAACCACGGCGCATGCGCGACCATCGGCAGCACCAGTGTGTTGTCTAGTTGCGCAATGCCGCGCAACGCAGCCAACACGGTCAAATAGCAGCGCGGCATATGGTAGGCACTGGTCACGATCAACAACCGGTTCCACCCCTCAACGCGCGCCGTGTACGCCAAATGTGCGGCGGATTCGCGCGTGTTCTTGCTGCCCATGTCGACCAGGATGCGGTCCGGCGAGACGCCTTGCTCGATGAGGTAGGTCTTCAGGTGTTCCGCGTCCACTTGGTACGGTGGATTCTGCAGCCCGCCCGTAATCAAGATCAACGGCGCCGCTTGATTCTTGAATAGTTCCAGTACGGTCGAAGCGCGCACCATGCCATCACCCGTGAACAGCACAATCACGTCTGAGCGCAGCAGCGGCAGGCCGGTCAGGATGGCTTGGAATTGTTCGCGGGGGGTTGGTTGGTTGCCGTCCGTGCATTCGCAATAGTTCGGCGTGCATTCCGCGTCGGCGTGCTTGCAGTGCGCGCTCACGACATCACCGCGTGCGTAATTGCACCGAACAGCCAGAACATAGCAATTGTCATAAACGGCGCGAGAAGTTTCGTCGCTGTTTCCCGCTTGTCCTCTCCGTGATATGTGGCGCTGATGCCCACTATGCCAATAAGTAGGCAAAGCCCGTATGCGTGCGCCATACCAATAGCAGGCGCCCCCAGCGGGATTGCGAACCACACCCACATTTTCAGAGCAACCCATGCGCGGAATAGCGCGAGCAATGGCACAAGCGCAAGCGCCCCGAGCGCAGTGGAAAGTTTACCTAGCGCTGCATACGCTTCGTCGTTGGCGCTCATGACGCGCACCTTTCTTCAAGTTCGTTCGGCAGGTCTCGCCAACGATCCGCACTCTGCATGAACCCAATCCCTGTGAACAAGAGAAACGCCAAGAACACCCAGAGGTACACCGTTTGCCACCCATCAAGTTCGGTACGCGGGAACATAAACGCGAAGTTCGGCAGCGCGAGGAAGCACGCACTGGCGTTCGCCCACGCGCCCCATTTCTTCTTCGTGCACTCCTTGCGTAGTACCTGCATCAATTCTGGTGTCAATCCCTGATCCCCCATCAACCCCTCACTTTCGTCGTACAGTGCCAGTGCCCACATATTGGACACTGATAAACTCGAACCTCACAACCCCATTTCTTGGCACATCAATTCGCGAACTCTTGCGCGCGGCGCTTCCGCCAATGCGTGCGCTTGTCGCGGCACATGCGTTGGACGTGCCAGTGCATTCACCCGCGCCGGCCCTTGCGCATCGCGTCCGCAAACGCGTTGCCGAACGCGCCCCCTCCGTACATAGCCGATTCGGCGTTGTCGCGCATGCGCTGTTCGTCTGCTATCCGATTGCGCTCACGGCTCACGGCATACGTTTCATGCACCTTTGCCTTCTCCCGCTCTATCCGCACAACCGCAGCCACATACAGCGCGACCGCCCGACTGACCCGCACCAACGCCTCACCATCGACCCCTTCCGCCTTAAGCGCAATCGCGAGGTCAGCTTTCTCTGCGTCTAATCGGCTCACCCGCGCCACCGTTCCACGTCGCGTGTTCTGGTCACCAGTTCGGCCAGTTGGGTGCAGGTCAGGCTAACGTTCGCTTCCAACTCAGACGGCTCATCGTCCAACTGCACATGCACTTCCAACAACTTGGCACCGAGCGTCGCGGCCATGACGCACGGTTCGATGCTGGTGCCGTGGTAGGAGAAGCCGTGGTATGGATCGTCCCAGCTTTCGTCAGTCGAAGTGAACCGATCATGGCTCAGTGCGAAAGTCTCTTGCGGATACCCCGGCGGACAATACAACCCAACTGATTTCTCGCTGCCGCGCGAGTAGTAGTGCGGGTTACTGTCAGCGCACGCGCTCACAATCACGGGCTTGCCAGTCGCCTTGCATGCGGTGATCAGATCGGCGTGGTGATTATCCAATCGCGCAATCTTGTGCATCGGGGAACCGAGCGCTTCCATCATCGCCAACGATTCAAGTCCGAATACGCTCGCGAACATGGGAATGCCGAGAACGCGCGCAAACGCGAACATTGGGGCAAACCACTCGCGCGGTGTCATCGCTTTAGAATAGAGCGCATGCATGCTCCACCCAGCCTCCCCCCATTGCGCTGGCGCTGGTCCATCCCCTCGCAGTGCGACCAGTTCATCCGCTGAATAGCATTGCGTCTTCACAAACGAGGCCCCCGCGTCTTTCGCGGCTGCAATCAGGCGCAACGCGTTCTCTAGCTTGCCGTTCGCGTTGTTGGACAGCTCCGCAATCACATGCGTGCGGCCGTCGTCGATGTTGACGCCACAGAGGTTCATGCGGCCAACCTTTCGGCAGATTTTCTCGCGTTGTACGCGCGTTGGCGTGCGTTTATGTATTCGCGGTTCTTTGCATTTGCAACACGCATCCGCTCGCGGTGACACGTTTTGCACTTGCGCATTCGCCCAGTTGGCTGCTTGGCGTGCGTTGTATTCGTGTCGTCGTACGCATGACCACTAGGGCAGTGCGTGGTACTCGCGTGGTGGTGCCGGTTCCTTTCTACAGCGTCTTGTTGGTTCTGGCTAGGCGTCCCTATGTACAAGTGTTCGGGGTTGATGCAAGGCGGATTGTCGCAGGTATGGCACGCCTGCATGCCGTCAGGAATCGGGCCGTGAAACATTTCACAGACCACACGATGGGCAAAGTATTTCTTGCCTTTCGCAGATCCCTGCCCGTAACCCTGTAATGTTCTACCCCGAGTCCATTCCATACAGTCACTCACGCCCCCACCATCCGCGCCAACTCATTCGCGCTCATATAGGGCTTCGCATCGCTCGAATACGTGAAATACGGATCAACCAACGACCCACGGGGCGCCTCTACTGTGCCCCATGTGCGTTCGGGTGGTTCGATCACGTAATGAGATCCGCAATCCCATGTGCGGCGCACTTCCTCGGGATCAACTAGTTGCTCGTGAAGCTTTTCGTCCTGCCGAATACCCGTAATGCGTTGTGTCGCGCCCGGGGCGATTGCGCGTGCTAACTCGGACATACGCGCCCCCTGCAACTTTGGCAAGAATACTTCGCCACCCCGCATCTGATCGAGGGCGAGCGCCACCAATGACACCGCATCGTCCATTGACATCAAAAAGCGAGTCATGCGCGGATCGGTTATCGTGACTTCACCACTCGCCGCTTGCTTCCGCCAAAGCGGAATGACACTGCCAGTGCTGTTGGCTACATTGCCATATCGTGTCGCACTGAAGCGAGTCTGTGTACCCGCGCTGTACACATTCCACCCGCACCACAAACGCTCAGCAACCAGCTTGCTGGCACCATACAGTGTTGCGGGTGAGGCCACCTTGTCCGTACTCAAAAAACAAGCACGAGGCACGCCGCTCGCCACGCATGCGCGGGCAACGTTCGCTGTGCCCAGAATGTTGGTCTGTATCGCTTCCAGCGGATTATCCGCACAAACCTCGACGCGCTTAAGCGCGGCGCTGTGAACGACTACGTCCACACCCCGGCACGCTTCTGTTAGCCTGTCTTGGTCGCGCACGTCTCCGAGCACCCAACGCACCCTGGGGTCCATATTCGCGGCGCGCAACTCCGCCTGCTTGGACTCCGACCGGCTGAACGCGACGACCCTGCGTGCCCCGTTGTCGAGACAATAGCGGACGAACGCTTGGCCAAACGCGCCAGAACTTCCGGTGATTAAGACAGACTGCTGAAAGACAGGGCTCAATGCGGACAGTGTGCGAGAATACCACGCGCCTTCACGAACGCACTATGCGGCAATGCGATTCACCTCACAACTAGGCTCACCTATAGACTGTACCCCGCGTGGGGTACACATTTTGTGACCCAGTACGTACGAGCCACACCCGGTCGCGTCACGCAGCCGTAATTCAAGCCACTTATTGTCACATAACCACGCGAGTGACCTTCCGACCTTATCTGGACTAGCTTTGTAATGCAAAGCGGTCATTCTGACCTTAATGATAATCGGTTCGCAATAGTCTAATCGGTCAAGATTGCCGAGTAGTATGACCAGTGCGAGCGGATGCTGTCGCAGCTCGGGCTGTCGAATAACCCAATCGCTCTTGCGCTGACTCATGCCGCCTCGGGGCGTGGGGTGAGGGTCAGTTCCACGCGGGGGTTCGCGCGGTCCAGTGAGCGCACCACGTGTAGCTCGCACACCTGCTTGTCGTTCAACAGCACGCCGGCCTTCTCCAGCGCGTCCATGACCGGTTTGACGGGGTTGTCGATATCGCCAACCCGTTTGGCCCGGTAGAACGTCAGCGACAGCGCCACCGTGTGTTGCATTGGCGCCTCGGTGTACTGCTGTTGCAGTTGCGCCACAAGGCTGGATTGCCAATTGATTGCCGCCTTGGACTTGATCAGCGCCATGCGCGGACCGAACCGGACGATGCGTTTGGAGTTTGTGCCGCTTTTGGGGGCGCCGAGCAACACGAAAGAGTGCCCCGCCGTGGCGCTAATGGGCGCGCTGGGGGGCTCGGAGTGGTTTGGGGGCACATTCGCCCGCGTGACCCGTTTCGCGGCGCTCACGGCGCGCTCCGAATTCTCGCAATCAATGCAATTAATACAATGTTACAAGGTTGCATGAATTGGCTGTTTGGTCCCTTATAGAGAGATATATCATTCATGTAAGAGAGGGGTTGTGTTGATTGTATTAATTACTATATAGAGTAAGGACAACGACTTACGCCGCATCTTCGGTTGCTTTAATTGCTTGAATAATTAGCGCATACCGGGGAGCGCCCGCTCCTTTGTGCGGTACGTCGCCCCATGCGGCGTACTCGGCCTGCTGCACCCATTGGATCGCGTATTCGCGCTCGTGCTTCTTGGCGTTGCGGAGCGAGCGCGCCCGCTGCAGTTCGGTGGCGGTCATGCCTCGTCCACCTTTTTCGCGCAGTTCTTGCAAAAGCGCGTTGTGCAGCGCGTGCGTGTCGCCGTCCGCTAACCGGTTCTGTATGGCCGGCACCAAGAGCCCAATCAGATAATCGGAGACGCGGATACCCCACGCAGCGTCCACCTCGTCAACCATGGTGGCGGCAGGGTTCCGCGCTAATGCGCTGACCAGCGCGAGTCGCATGGCTTGCTCGTTGGCGCGCATCGGCAAGACGCCTAGCCGCTCTTTGTCTAGCGAGTCCGCCCGCGCGTTGCATTGCCGGCGAAAGTTGGTAAAGGCGTCGTTCGCTTCGTCTGTAAATCCGAGGCGCACCGGGTCCGGGACCATGGTCGGGTTCGTGCACGTGTCCAGATTGCCACGCGGGGCTAGCAGTGTCTGCGCCCACTCGCAGAGTTCGGCCGACGGGGCTTCGACATCCGCAAACGCCAAGTCCCCGCGCGTGGCGTCAGATTCGAGCACCAGAAAGCGATTGAGGAACCCGGAACTAATGCGGGTGGCTTTGAGTGCCCCGTACCACTCGTCAGGGGTTGTCATGGCCAATAGCGACAACGCCGGCCGTTCGATCACCTTGCGGTCGGAGTCCTCGCGTTGCTTGGCCGTGTGGTGTGTTGTCGCGTATTGCGGGGTGACGGCGGTGTCGTGCACGCGCCCGAACAACTCCATGACACCGGTAAGCACGCCATTCTTCATGCTGGCCGTGTCGCCCCCCCCGCTGGCCGAACCCATGAACTGCCCGAATTCGTCGATGATGGCGAGTGATTGCGGCTGCTGGTACACCGTGGCCCATACCGCAGCACGGCTGGTCCATTCGTTCGGGCCAACTAAATGCCCGGCACCCACTTTCTTCAAAAACGTCATGGCACTGACGCGTGCGTGCTCCTTGCCCGTTCCCGACTTGCCGATGATCAGAAAGTACAGGCTGCTGTAATTTTGGGCCGTCGTCGCGTACCGGCGCGCGCAAATGGTGGACGCAATCGCGAGGGCCGCCGCGACGCTGTACAGCCGAACCGGTGACGGCGCAGTCCGTAACGACCACTGCACGATTCCTTCCAAAACCCCGGGCAACGGTGCGTCTAGCGGATTCGGCGCCTTCTCTTCCGGTTTGAGTAGGCGCAGCGATTGCTTGGGCGCATGCGACAGCACCAAATGCTTCGAAATGTCTGCAACCTTTTTCCGTTCCTCGTTGTAGACGTACGTGATCATGTTCGCGATTTCCGCCTCGTCTTTCGGCGGGTCGCAATGCGTCACGTTCCACGCTTGTACGAGTTGCTGCGCCACGTCGGCGGGTACGTTGCGGCCCGCAAGCGATCCCGCGACGGTCAGCAACGCGGCGTGGCGTTCTCCGGGGCCAATGCGTTCGCCGCTCAAGGCGCGAGCCACGCGTTCTTTGGCGCCTTCTTTGGAGGACGACTTGAGGGCTTCTGCCATTGCATCGTCCGGCATCGGAATGGCTTCTGCATCGTCGCACCATTCGTACCGCTTGCCGCTGGCGTGCAGCGACGGCGGCAGCAGGACATATCCGGCACCAGACCGTAGGATAATGCCGCCGACCATTGACCCATCCACCAGTTTTTCGGTGATGGTGTAGTAGCGGTGCGTGCCGTTGGCGGTCTGGCATTCCATCGTGGGTTCAGAATACAGCCCCATGCTACGCGCCGACGCTTTGTTCTTCTCGGAGTCGATATCAAACGCCGCCATCATTTTCGACTCCGGCAGCCAGGCAATGTTTGCGTTTGGCCACTTGGTCCACCATGCGCGCACTTGCTCGATGTTACTGGACGCGTCCGACAGACCGTTCATGGTGCGTGGGTGCTTGCCGATATTCTTGTACGGGCACGCCGGCCCTTTGCTGCACGAGCACTTGACACTGCCGTCTGACTGGAATAACGGGGTGTGGCAAGGGATGAGGCGGTAGCCTTGTGCGGCATATTTGAGCGCCGCTTCGAGCATGTTGGGTGTCGTCACTTGCCTTTCCGGTCTTTGGCGTTGAGCAGGTGACACGCCGTGCACACCGCTTGCAAGGTCGCGTCATCGTGTCTTGAGTTGAATAGCATACGAGCGGGGCCCGGTGGGATGGTAAACGGCGCGGGGTTGCTCCAGTCGAATGTGGCTAACAGCGCGTTGGTCTCGGATGGCCCGAGGTCGCGCAATACCCCTGCCACGATGTCCTTGAATTCCGGGCAGACGTGATCGGTCTCGGTGCTCGGCGCCACTCCGCAGCGCTCGCATGTGTGGTACGCGCGCTGTCTGGCCATCACGTCGGGTGCCGCTAGCCTGCGAAACGCGGCGGTAATCTCATCGTCGCCTTTGTGTGGCTTCGTGCACTTGAGCCACGAGACCGCATGCCAACCAAGCGGCGGGTCGAACAACGCCTGGAACTGGTACAGTTGCCCGGGCACAGGCACCTTACGAAAGATCGTAGGCCGGAGTCCAGCGGGCGCGCAGTAGTAGTGGCGGGTGGCAATGAGTTCGGCGATCAAGTCAGAGCCGAACACGTGGTGCATCGGCTGCCGATCCACGACGGCCCGCACGGCTTCTTGCAACGCCTTCTGGGTTTTGAATTGTTCGAGCATCAGTGTGGTGGTGTGAATGGTTCAAAACGGCAGCGCGGCGTCCGCGTCCTGCCACTGGTGACACCCCGTCTTCCGCTCCACCGCATCGCTGGGCACCGTCGCATTATTCGGCGCGCAGAACTCGGTGGTGCTGAAATGCAGGCAGGACCAGCAGGCGCGGGGGAGGGCGCCTGTTGGATCTTCCGCAAACTCTACGGCGCAAATCTCCGAGTACTTCGGGTTGTCTTTCTGCGGACGGGTCGCAATGCGTGTGGGCTTCCTCAAATCCTCAGCCAAAGCCAGCGCTTCCTCAATCGTCGCCGGGCAGCGTTCGGGGGAGCGGGCGTTCCAGAACTTCTCTGCGGCACGGCGCGCGAATCCGTCATGTTCAATGCACACGAACTGGCTGTATGATTTGCGGAAACCACATTCATGGATCACACGCAGGGTGTCCCGCTTCCCGTTTTTGCCAGCGTTGCGCGCGTAGAGCACGTCGGTGACATCGTGCCATTCGGGTTCGATGGCGTCGGACGTGACCGCTTTCGTAGACGGCGCCGCGTACAGTTCTTTCGCCGGTTCCGGGAACGGATGGCCGCACGCCTTGCAAATGCGTTCGCCAGCGGGCCGATATTCCTCACACGCGCTGCACACTTTAACAATGGCCTCGCCCGTTGCTTCACCCTGCGCCTTATCGCGGACGCGAATAGCGTCGATTGGACCGAAATATTCCACCAGGTTACAGTGGTCCAAAATAAGACAGTCTGTCTTACCCGGAAAAATGCGCATCCCGCGACCGATGTATTGGACATACTTGGATGCGCTCTTGGTCGGTCGGAGTAAACTGATAAGCGAAACCCGCGGGCTATCCCAACCAGTGCTCAGCACATCCACCGATACGAGGCAGCGAATCTCGCCACGTTCGAACGCATCCAGTCGGTACTTCCGCTCGTCAGTCGCCAGTTCACCGTAGACAACGGCCGCGACAATACCGCGCTCGGTCAGCTTCTCCGCAACGTGCTTGGCGTGCTCCACGTTGCAGGCGAAGCAAACCCAATGCGAACGATCTGCCCCCCTTGTCACCATCTCATCAACGGCGCGCTCCGTGATCGCGTCCACGTCAACCGCGGCTGCCAACTCGGTGGCTATGTACTCGCCACCGCGTGTGTGGACACCAGACAGATCAACGCGCCCATCAATCTTGGGCGTGACGGGTCTTGTTAACCATCCGTCGTTAATGCCGCGCATGACATCATATTCGTACGCGGTTCCGGCAAACAGCGCGTCCTTGCCTTGGTCCAAGCGCCCGCTACTCAGTTTGTACGGCGTGGCGCTGTAGCCCACTACCAGCAGGTCAGGATTTTGGAGCCTCTGTGCCGCCAAAAACGTTCGGTACTGGCCAGTTTGTTTGTCCGCCAACTGGTGGCATTCGTCGAGGTGGATTGCGTGGAACGGTTTGTCATACGCACGATTCACCAGTGATTGAATGCTGCCTACCGTGATCGGCCGTTGCAGGTCGCGTTGTTTGAGTTTGGCATTATAGATGCCAACGTCGCGCGGGTCATTCAATAGACGCAACTTCGCCGCGTTCTGCACGATCAACTCCGACTGCATCGTCAGCACCAGTTGGTTGAAATCCTGGATACCGTTGGTGCGTGCCGAGTCCGCAAACTGGCGCACGTTGTTTGCGATCACGACCGATTTACCTATCCCTGTCGGCATGACAATAAGCGGCCATCCTTGTTTCGTGCGTATCCAATCAAACAAGGCGTCCGTGGCCTCAATTTGATAGTCGCGCAGTTCTATGCTCGGGAGCATGGCGGTGGTCATGCAGCGAAACTCAGTTCGGCTTGGCCAGCGAACACTTCGGGCAGTTTGTCGTTCTTGCTGAGGTTGCAGAACGCGCACGACGCGCAGAGGTTGCCGATTACATGCGCGCCACCCCTGTTTAGCGGGATAATGTGGTCCATATGTCGCTTTGCCTTCGGCACGTTCTTGCCGCACCAATAACAGCAAAGGCGCGACACTGATTTCATCCAAACGAGAAAGTGCTTGATTGTTTCAATCGCCCCTGTGTCCGCTCTTTTCTTGATAGCTCGGCGCTGCGCGTTGTTGGCCGCGCGTTTCGATGGGCTCGCCGCATAGTCCGCTCGTGCCTTTGCGTTTCTTTCATCGCGGGTTGCTTCACGTTTCGCGCGCGCTTTTTCGATTATTACATCGTGGTTACGGTAGTAATAGCGCATGCCGGAAGCGTTGGCCGCTGGCTGGATTCGCTTCCGCTCCTCTGGCGTCAGCAGAGCTTTTCTAGCGGTGGCGTAAGCGATCTTCTTTTCCCTGTTCGCTGCGTACCAAGCAGCGTCCTTCGCTTTCATCTTTTCGGGGCTCTTTTCATACCGGGCGCGGTTTTTCTCCCGCACCCTGTCAGGGTTCGCCTTAGTCCATTCGCGCCGCTTCTCGTTTTTGCACGCCGCGCAACTGGCGTCGGTTACAATCCGAGAACTTACGTGCCCGCGCTTGCACGGATTGCCCGTGTAATACCGCGTCAACCCGCGCGCCTTCGCTTCCGCGCGGGGAATCACCGGCCGTGAATCCGGTTGTGGCACGCTCTGCAGGTCGCTCTGATTTGCCATAGGGGCTGCGTGGATAACGTTTCGTGCGTAAGGACAGCGGGGTAGCTGACATGGTGGGCATCCGTCGCGGGGCTCGTCAGACACGCTTTGCAAAGGTGGCCATCGCGGCGCATAACTTTTGCGCGCATTGCGGCCCACTCGGGTGTCTTGAGAAACAGTGCGTGAACTAAATGCCAATCGGTAGCGCTGCGTTTAATGCGCATGCGGTGTGTGCTGAATCTAGTATGAAAAAGGTGAAAAGTCACGCAGTTTGTTTAGGCGGCGCGTGGTAAGTCGTACTTGGTGACACGCCCTTCGGTAATGCGCTGCATGGTGCCGTGATGTGCGTATCGCCAGAGCGTATTTGCGATGTACGGTTGCTTAAGTGCGAGCGCGTTCGCGATCGCGGCGGGTGTAGACGCGCCGTGTTGTGTTAAGTGCGCGACGATTCGGCGCCGCAATGGCCCTTGCACAATGCCGGCGTGTTTCAATCGCCATGCTTTTACGGTTGGCAGCGGCACGTTGTGTTTCGTGGCCGCTGCTTCGCACGTGGTGGCGCACGCGTCTTGTACCGCTTGGCGAATGAATGGCCAGGTATAGACTGTTTTACTCACGCGGCCACCTTCCGCGTCTCGTTCCACTTGGCGTGCGTCATCATTTTGCGGTAGAGGGGACACGGTGGATTCGGACAGCGCACGCCTTGCAGGTAGACGGGCTCCGCAGCGTGTCCGCACCATTCACACGGCGGCTGCGGCTGTGCGTGTAATCGTTCGCGGGTGCTGATGGGGATGCGGCTACTCATGCGTTCCGCCCCCAGCGCCACACCGTAGACTTCGGCAAGTGGAAGTGTTCGGCGGTTTGGCCGATGGTGTGCGTCTGCAGGTAGCGTAAGACCACGCGACACAACCGCGCGGAATAGGGGCGGGCGTGCCACATTAGGCGGCTTGCTCCACGGGGAACGCGTTCACCAGCACACGTTCCTTGTACCATTCCGGCAACCCCGCAATCACACCGCGCGAAATGTGCGGCCATGCGTGCTTAAACAGCTTGTCCTTGATGTAGTCGGCTTCGTCTTTGTGCACATCGCTGGCCACTTCTTTCAGCAGCGCGCCGATGTCGCGCGGCGTGTCTGTGAGCGTGCCCGCTTCGCGCAAGTGCTGAATCGCTTTCTCCCAGCGTGCGTCGGTGCGCAGTTCAAGGATCAATGTGGTGATCACATCGCCCGTACTCGGGTTTGATTGCTTCCACTCGTGCGCGTGCTTCTCTTTGAACGCGTCGGTCACGTACTTACCCATCAGCACCTTCTTGTCCGGGCAAAAGCGTGCGTAGTTCTTGGCGACGATGCCTTCCGGTTGGACAGGGCCAAGGATGGAATTGGCTGGCAAGAGCGCCTTGAATTGCTCCATGCTCGTGATGGTGCCTTCGTACAGAATCGGCACGCAATCGAAGCCGAGACGCGCGGCTTCCGCCTGTTTTTCAGCGGGCGTCAGGTAGTGCTGGTCGCCTTTGTCCACGTCGTAGAGCACGACATGCCCGACTGGCACACGCTCATACGCCAGTGAATTGTGTTTCGGCTTTTGCAGATATTCGCCGCGGTAGGTGTAGCCCGGTGTGAGTAGGTGCGCTCGCTCGCGAACAGCGGCGACACCGGCCGCAAACATTCCTTCCGGTTCGTCGATGTTGAGCGTGGCGCCGCGTGAGCGCGCGTGCAGCACGCCGTCCTTGATGCCGAACGAGAATTGCGACCCGTCAATCTTTTCCTCAACAACAACAGGCCCATCGAACAACAGCGCGGCGGCCTTGTGGCCAACAGCGAACGGACTCGAATAGCTACGTAATGCGGACATGTGTGTTTGGATTGAGTGTAATTACAGCGAGTGAACAACAGGGACCCACCCTTCGCCCTTGCAGGTGTGGCATGGGGTCTCGGTGAGGAAGCCTTCGTGGGTGGTGAGGTGGCCCGATACGCAACCACTGGGACACACCGCTTTCCCTGCCCACCACGCCCGGTGCGCTTTCGCGTCGTAGCAGGAGTGGGGGTGGGTGGTGGGGACCATGGATTCGCAGTGTTTGCAGTAGACTTTCATGCGGCATCTTGTTGGCAAGCGGTTGGCGATTCTTCCTCACGCATAGCGGCGTAATGGTCGTGCAACTCACGCCAGCATCCCGCGCGCAGGATGACCGGCAGCTTTTGTTGCGCGATGAGCTTTTCCAGATGTGCGTTGAGTGCGGCGCGGAATGGTGCCGGGTGCCGCGCGATCTTCACGAGCGACGCGTGTGCCGTTCGGTCGTTGTCGTTGGTGAGCGCGACGCGCCAGCAATGTTGACAGTGCCACCCTTCGATCTGGTAACGCGCTTCATCCTCGGGCCATTTCTTCGCCGTGATGAGGACGGTGGATACGAGTGTGCCGCTCGCCTTGAACGCTTGCGGCGGCAACTGTTCAAAAGTTCCGTACTCAAACACAAAACGGCGAAACGCTTCCGCCCATGCAGCTGTGGCAAACGTCCAGCCTTCGGGGGCGATGGCCACCAGTTGCCCATACGGTTTGAGCAGTGCCCACGCGTGTAGGATGTGCGTGGCGTAGGCTTGCTTATCATCCGCCAATGAGAACGGCGGGTTCATTAGCACCACGTCAAACGGTTCTGCTGAATAGGTCAGGAAATCGCATTGCGTCACCGAGTGGCCGTGCTTGCGCAGCGCCGCTGCGCTCAAATCAAGCACTTCGACGCATTCGATGGTGGCATTCGGTGCGCGGCGGCGTGCCGCATCCGCGATCGCGCCCAGCCCTGCGGACGGTTCCAGTATGCGTAACGCTCTGGTGTCCGCTTCCTGAATACCGGCTGCGTCCAGTATCTCCGCGATCACCGCTGCTGGCGTCGGAAAGAACGCCGTCGGATTCTTCGGCGGCATCGTGCCAGTTTCGATCAGCGCTGAGAGCGCGTCGGCTGGGTCGTACTGGAACACGTGCGCTTTCGTGCGCCCGCCTTTCCACTCGCCGCCGATGCGCGTTAGCGCTTCGTTGACGGCTTCGTATGTGGCGCGTTCCAATTGCGCTGGCGGCAGCTTGATGTGGTGCGCTTCCACGACGCAATTGGCGAGCACACCAAGCGTAGCGGCCGATAATCGGTCACCTGTTGGCTCGGTTGGCGAGTCGAAGAATGAGGATTGCGTTTTCATCGTTTACGCTCCAACAGCGCCGCAATCGGCTCCGCCTTCACCGTCTGCTGTGGCGCCTGATACGCCCACCCCCGCGCCGTCCAGCCGAGCGCGAGGCCGGTGATGAGAGAGAGGAAGCGGCGCATCAGTCGTTGTAGCGCCACGTTTTCGTGGTGCCGATTTCGACGTAGTTGCGCCGAGACAGTTCCAGTTCGATGGCGTTGCGCGCGTCCTCTAGCTCCGTTTCATCAGTCGTGATGAGCGAGCCGAACCACTCGCGGTGCGTCAAGTCGTCGCTGAGCGAGACTGTGCTCTGTTCCGTGTACATTGCGATGATCTGCTTGGGACGTTTTGCCGCTTGCTCGGCTTCCCACGCCGCCGCCTTCGTGCCGTCCGGATCTTCCGTGCTGAATCGGAACGGGTTGCGCATGTGTCGCGCCCAGTCGTGGCGGTTTCGTATTTCGACGCAACGCACAGAGGCGTAGTAGCATCCCGTGCGACGCAGCCACCAGCCGCGCACCTGTTTGCGGTAATGGAACGCAGCGAACAACAACGCGAGCAGAACGATTTTGATAGTCATGTCCTTAGTTGGTTAAATGTTGGAGCGCGAGGCCGAGGCAGGCCGCGAGGAGGGTTTTCACGCCGCCCTCCATTCCGCGCACAACTGTGCCGCGCGTTCGGCGGTAATGGCACGCGGTACGAACACGTAGCCCGATGTGCGCCACTGCTTGTGATGCGCGGCCCTGGTTTCTTTACTGCGCGCGCGTTTCGCTGCGCCGCATTCGTTGCAACTGTCGTGTGACCATCGGGGAATCACCGCGCCACATGTCCGGCACTCGCCCCCCACCGGCGGCGCGCTCATTCGGGGGGATGGTTGGTGGGTTGGGGCAATGGCACGAGCAGCGTCCACATGTCCACTTCTACCAATCCCGCGCGCGACGGGTGCGGGTCGTGGATCAGAGTGCCATTGCTGTACACGCACATATGCCGAAAGCCGCGCTCAGACAGCCCGCTCCCAAAGTGCACGCCCGGAAGAATGACGGGCCGTTCATCATCCACCGGCATGCGCAATGGGGAGAACCCGTACTCTTTGCACGATTCCTCAAACGCGCTCCACCAGTCGTACGCGTTGATGATGTGGTCGAATGTCTCAATCGGGGCGCCGGTTACGCTGGCGAGGCACGCCGCGACGCAGTTGCCTCGCACGCCGTTCTCGGGATCGTGAAGCCGGGTCTGCGTCACCGGCTTGCGGAGAGTCGGGCCGCTCACTTCGCCACCGCCTTGGCGGGCAGCGCGACGCAGGAGAGGGCAGGGCCTCTATAGTTCTCCAGCACGTAGCACACCACGCCGTTGGCCGTATCATGCCAGATACGATCCGGTCTCCACTGCCGCTGCGCCTCCACCGACCCGCATCCCGCCAGCGCGGCCAGGAGGGGGAGCGCCAGAAAAGCTCTGGCACTACCCTTGGCACTATAGACCGTCAGAAACGATGGGCGCGTGCGGGTCCGTGTGGGTTGCGTTCCCTCTGACGGGAATGTCGCTAGCCTATGGCCCCAATCCTCATAAGGTTGGGGTAACGCGTGGCAAAGTGTTGATTTCACAAGAGGTTGCATAAATCTCCGAGAGGTTGGCACCACTGGTGGCACTACAGGTAGTTCAGGGCAGGGTAGCTCAGATGGTTAGAGCGCTCGACTCATAATCGAGAGGTTCGCGGGTTCGATCCCCGCCCCTGCTATTCGTTGGCCGTGCGCCGCCGCTGCTCATAAGCGGCGGTTTGCGTTTCTGCGTGTTCGCGGTCGTGCGCCTTGGGTTCAAAGCGCCCGTAAATTTTGAGCGTCAATTGTGTGGACGCGTGGCCGAGCTGGCGGCTCACGACTTCCACAGGCACGCCGGCACGCATCCTGGTCGCGGCCCAATGGTGGCGCGCGTTCCGAAGGGCCAGCGCCGGTTTCAGGTTGAGCCCGGCCCGTACGATCCGGCCGTGCGAATCCTTGAGCCCCGTACTGACCGCGTGCCGGTGCCAGTCGCTGGTGGTCCAGCGGTCCCACGTGGCCGGGAAGACGCGCCCGCTCAGTTGCGTTTTTGCATGGTCCCAAAACACCGGCCACGCCCAATCCGCGACACGGCACACCCGGTCCCGCGTGCGGGTTTTGGTGCCCCGAATGCGCACCGACTTTTCAGCCGGTAGCACATCCGCCTTGTCGATGGTCAGGGCGCTCGACAGGTCCGCAGCGGCACCATACATCAGCGCATAGAGCGCCCGCCGGGCTTCGTCCTCATGCCAGTGCACGATGCGCTCGACCACATCCAGCTCGTAAAACAGAATCGGTTGCTCCTGCAACGCAGGGCGCGCGACCGCGTGCATCGGGTTGCTGCCGAACACCCGCTTGACCGTCACCAGATACTGAAAAAACGAGGTCAACGAACTATGCACCTTGCGGCGCGTGTTGCGCCCGCCCGCGTGCGTGGCCAGCGTCGTCGTCAGCCAATCGGTGGTCACCGATGACGCCAGCCGCTTCACGCCTTCCGGGAAAAACAGCCGCGCGTGCGCCTTGGCGTAAGCCGCCGTAGCGGGCGCCACGGTCCCTGCGTACACCGCACACCATTCGTCTACTAGTGGCGTGACATCTACGTCCGCCGCGCGGCGCCGCATGGCTTCCACATCCTTATCCGTTTCTGTCCATGCATCGTACAGCGCGCCAATGGTGCGCGGTGCGGTCAGGACCGGCTCCAGCAAATCCCACGCGCGGTATTTGTCGGCCAGTTCGCTCCACATATGTTCGATGCGTTGCGCCAACTTTTTGTCGGTCGTGTGGGTACACAACTGCTTATAGCCCACGCGGGACGCGGCTTGAAAGTAGAATGTCGGGCGCCCCTTGCGGTGAAACACCATCATGCGGCCCGCCGTTTTTTCGTGCGCGCGGCGTTCCACTGCTTGACTTCCGCGGGCAGAAACCGGAGCATCGGCTTACCGCCAATGTCGCGCTGCCCCTCTTTCTCGATGCGCGGGCAGTCGCTGCCGTAGATGAAACTTTCCGACACGGTACAGAACGCGGCGGCGTGTTCAACCTTCCACTCGCCGTCCATCTGCATCAGTTGGTTGGCTTCTGCCAGGATTTCGGAGAGCGGGCGGGTCATGCGGCTTCCTTGAGCCCACGAGCGATAGAGCATTGCAATTCGTCCGCCCGTTGCACGGCTCTCTGTCTGCGGATTTCGTCGTACGTACGCAGCGCGTCACCTGCAAAGCTTCGCCCTGAATTGGCGCCATAGATTCTGCGCAAGTCGTTCGCTTCAATGAACGCTGCAAGCCGAAACGGCCCAAGCCGCGTAACTCGCAACAACTCATCGTCGGCAACAAACCATTCACCCATCAGCCGTGTCTGGTGGAAAATGTGGTGCAGCGCCTTTTCGTACTGTGCGCCGTTGTTCACCACGCGCAGCACTGCCAGGTTTACGCCGCACCCACACGAAAGCGCTTGTCGGCGTTTCTCGATATCGTTGCTGATACCAATTTTCACCATATCGAAAAGCGCGTTGTGCATAAAGTAAAGATGTACTCCAGATTCCTGCTCGATGTGCTCACTCATGCTGCGCGTCCGTTGGGGTGGGGTGGTGCTTGCCAGTTCTTGCGAATGCTTCAACCGTCCGCAACTGCTCATCGGTCAGCCATACGTTATCGTGCAACTCTTGCAAAGACGAATAGCTGCTCCCGTTCTCGCCACACCGATCCACACAGAACAAGTCGCCGTATACCGTAATGCGAATATCCACCCGCTTGATGCTGGACGACTGGTGCCCGTACACCAGACACGGCACGTCGCGAAAGACTACGGCGTTGTAGGCGGTTTCACTCATGCTGCGTCCGTTGGGGTGGGTGTGTTCCACTTGCGTTGATAGCGATTCCATTCAGCGCGCGTGTAGTGGTTGAGTGCCAGCAGTCCGCACGAGGCGGCGAACAATGTCGCGAAGATGGCGACAAACACCTTGACTACCACATCATCCGCGTCGCGTGTGTGCCACCAGTACGAGGTGCCCAGCGCCACGCCGGAGGACAACACGCATTCCCACGACCGGCGGACGTTCTTCGCGATCATCGCGGCAATCTCGTCATCACTCATGCGTCAGCGCCGGGGCGGGGGTGGTCTGAAAGGGCTGGGCGTCAGCCCATGCGTTCAACTCTTGGATGAACGGCTTTGGAAACCGGAAACCAGCCCGCTCAATGTCACGAACAAGCCGCAGCATGGCGAACGTGATGAATGGTTTGTCCCCTTCGCGAAATTCAATATTGATGAACCGTTCGGCGGCGCCGTCGCAAGCGGGGCAACTGCTGGTGCGATTCATCGGATGCGTTGGCGGCACCACGCGCAGCCGGTAACCGTTATGGCTGACTTCGCGGCGAAACGCTGCTTTTTCACGCTCGCTGCAATCGCTTGTCATCAGCATGCGCGAACATCCGCACGGGGCCAGCCCGACGTAAACTTTCACCTCGTCCCCCATCTCACCGCCCCCCGCTGGCGTCGGGGGGTTTGGCTGGCGTGTTGCGTGCGCCATCTTCGGTGTAGTCAACGTCGATAACCCGCACACCAGCCGCGACGGCACGCGACACCATATCAGAAGTACCGCGCCCGCCCTTGAACGCCATTACCGCGTCCGGCTTGAACATGTCGAGCATACGTTGGTTACGAATCGGGCCAGCCGCGCGGTTGTGCAGCGCCCACTCAGCGGGGAAGCGCATGCACGGAATGTCCTGAAAATGTGCAACCGTATTTGCGAGTGTATCCGCGCCGCGCGCGCAACCGTGCGCGATCTCCGTGACACCGAAGTCAGCGATAGCCGCATACATTTTCTCGTAATCGTCGTACGTGCGCCCGCCTGTAATAATGACTCTCATCCCTCCACCTCCCCTTCGATGTTTGCCCACACCGCCCAATCGTTCACAGCCTTGCGCCCCTGCTGCGCCCAACACGTCACCGCGTGCCAGAACGCGTCGCTTGGTTCCTTGTTCGTCGGCTCACCGTTCGCGCGTAGCGGCATCGGCCCTGATGCGCGCGTGTCCTCAAAGTGGTGCATCTTGCCGTTGATGCGAATCTTGTAGAACGGCCCCGCGAAACAGACGTGCAAGCCTCTCATCGCCCGGGCTCCGTCGTGGCGGGGTGGGGGGTGCAAAGTGTCGAATCAAACGGGCTGATACGGTTGGCCGTCACTTGGCGAAGCTGTTCACTCAACGCCTCCACCCGCGCCCGCTCGCGTTGCAGCTCGGCGCGGAGTTCTTCGACTTGCGACAGCAGATAGGCGAGGTCGGTGGGGGCGTGGGCGATGAGGTCCATATCAGGGTGTGCCACGCCAACGATTTCGCCGCTGTGTGATTTCACGACGACCTCACCGCGATCTGCGAGTTCGTCAATACCGCGCATCAGCATGTCGCTTTGGAATTCTGGTTGCGCGCCGGACATCCCCCATCTGCGAAAGCCCATCACGTACCGGCGACCGCGATTGATAGTTGCGAGGTAGACGTTGACTGACTTACACGGCTTCGTGTAGCCAAACCACGCCCACGGCCCCGGCGTCGCCTTCGCCACCCGCTCCCGGATGGCCTCCTCTCGTCGCGCGGGGGCGGTCATTGTGGCGTCAGACATTGGCGGGCTCCGTTTTTCGCTGCGCTTGATTCAGCGCGAACGCTGCGGCAAATCCTTCGTGGCTGTCCAGCTCTTCGCCAGTCTCGCACGACGTCAGGTCCACCAGCTTGTAACCATTCGGATAGTGTGCGTTGTAGTGGTCGTGCTGCCACTCACAGCCGATCAGCAAGCCCATATCGCGCCGCGCCCATCCTCGTGAGCTAGAGCAGTGCTGCGCGACAACCGTGCCGTCCTCAGCCATCGCGTAGCTCAGCACGTCCTCTGGTCCAATCCACGGACACGGCAGCGAGTACACGAAAATACTCGGCGTTTTCGTAGCTTCCTCAATCTCACTACTCATCGCGCGTCTCCTGGGGTGTGGGGTGTGGTTGCGCTGAACCGCGACGGTACGAACTGGCAGAACGTTTCGCTGCCGATCTGGCCGAAGAACGCTTTACAGCGCGTGGCATGTTGGCACGCCGTATCGCACGTTCCGCCGTTCGGGATCGGTGACAGGCACTCGCAACAGTCGTTGCACTTCCGCGCGCAACTCACGGCGTCGGCTCCGTCAAGGCGGCGCGCACAGCGTTTACGAGTTCCGTTAGCCGATCCTCGGAATCAACAATTAGCTCGAAGTCACGTTCTGTCATTGTGCCGCAGCTCCACGCGTGCCACACGCGGGTGCAATCGTACGCGCTCTGACCTAGTGTCTCTGCAATTGCATCGCGAATGCGCTCCACCATCGCTTCATCAACCGTCGCCAGCGGCAACGGGGTGGCGGATGGTTGTGCTACTGGCGGCTCCCAATTTTCCGCAAGCTCAAGCGCGTTCTCCCATGGATCGTTGCAGTTGCTATGCTCGCCAATCGCTGCGATGACATCGTCGCCGCCAGTTAACCCGACGATGGCGTATGACAGCTCATCGCACATCTTGATTGCGCGATCACGTTCCTCCATGACTTGCGAGCACGCGGCTTCCTCACGATCCCGCTCCGCCGTCACCGTGGCGAGTTGGGCTTCCGCTTCACGCATCTGCATTTCGGCCATTCCCGCCCAGTCGGAATTATCCGCCGCACCGGCCAGCGCGTTGTCCCGCTCCACCACCGTCGCCAGCGGCAACGGGGTGGCCGGGTGGGGTGTGTCCGGTGCCATATCGTTGCCGATGTCGCACTTGATGATGCCGCGTGCCTCGACGTCATCAATCGTGACACACACATCGTCGAAGTGGCTGGACACGTCAATGGCGTGCTTGATCATGTAGCGCCACTTCTCTGCGTCGTCGCGCAACCCATCCCGCTCCACCACCAGCGCCGCGTGCTGCTGGGTGAGGGTGTTGATGTGGTCGAGTACATCGGCAAGGCACGCAGTGCTTTCGATTATGCTAGCGCGCCCAACGTCTCTCGCGCACAGCACGCGACTGCGAAACGCAAGCAGCCAGAGCGGTTCCGACATCTGCTCAGACATCGGGCGCCCCCGTGGGTGGGAAGAGGGCGTCAAGTTTGGTCTTGATTCCTGAAAGTGTTTGCCCTTCCTTCGGAATTAGCGCAACAGAATTGTCGCGAGGTTGGATTAGCGAGATGCTAAAGGAACTTACAAATTCCCGCACCCGCGCCAGCTCCGAGGCTTGGGCGTCGATGTGGGCGATAGCCGCGCGCAGGTTATGCGCCTTTATCGCGTGCATCTCACGAATTTCTGCGCACATACTGTCGGAGTCGGCGCACATTTGATGCGACGCCGCCCATTCGAGGATCATGCGTTTACCTTCAGCGACAGCTTCCAACTTCCTTCCCGCCTGCGCCTCGGGGGATGGCTGCTGGTGGTGTCTTGCTCGCCCATACTCACAATCAGGAGCGAGGCAATAGTTGTTGTGGTACGTACACTGATTGATTGCATCGCAACCCTTCATCTCTCTGCCCATTTGCGTGTATCTCGTTGATTGGATAGCCCCAGCAAGTAGTCTGCTGACACGCGTAGTGCCTTGCAGAGCATGACGAGCGAGCGAGCACCGGGTAGTCTGTTGCCTGTTTCGTAGTGTGAGATTTCAAAGCCTGTCACGCCACACTTGGCGCCAAGTTCTACTTGCGTGAGACCACGCATTGCACGGGCCGCTTTGACGCGTTTGGCTACAATGTCCATCGCATCACTTCCCCCCGCCCGTGAGCGCGTCATCCTCACGCATCGCGCACAATTCCAGAATGAGCGGCGTGACGCGGAGCCAGATATTCGCTCGTGCGGCTGCGGCTGCGTATGCGTCTGCGGCTGCGTATGCGTCTGCGTATGCGGCTGCGTATGCGGCTGCGGCTGCGTCTGCGGCTGCGTATGCGGCTTTGCGAACATGCATCACCACATCGTTCGCCGCGCGCGCCGTCCCGGCGTCCGTGATAACCGCCAGGGCGCGCAGCTCGGCCGCTTCGCCGGTCAACTTCGCCGCGTCAAACGCGAGCGGGAGTATCTCGCGAATCGTCCAGTCCACGGTGCGAAACATGCGACGCCGTGTCAGTGCGACACTGCCGCGCGTGTTGAACGCTGGCACCAGCGTCGGCCAGAGCAATTCGTCACGCAGCGCGTCGGGACAGCGGTCGTTCACCGCGATCCGCAGCGCGCGAATCACGCGGCACACGCTGGGGTTGTCGTCGGAGAGTTGGTTCAGACGGTCCAGTGTGTAGTGCGGCACCAACTGGTCATTTTCCATCGCGCACGCCACGGCGTTGGCGAGTTGTTCGATGCAGACGTGACACTGTGCAGGGTCGTTCGGCACAATGCCGCGCCCCTTGCCGCTCGTGAGGTGGACGCCTTGGACCATCGCGAGGCGGTCGTCGCAGACAACAACGGGTGTGTAGGTAGGCGCGGTCATTTGGGGGTGTGGTTGGGGGTGTTCGTGAGCGCGTGCAGCGCGTGTTGGAGGGCGGTGGCGCGTTGGTCATGTGCAAGTGCGAGTGCTTCCGACTTCTCAACAAGCGACGGGTCATGGAAGATCGCCGCGCTGTACGGGCCATTGCCGCGATGGTAGCGGGAGAGGCTTTGTTCGCGTGCAACAGTTTCTTCCACACACGCCACAATCACCGGCTCCACGGGCGCGGGGGTGCGGGTGTTCCATGCGGTGATGGCGTCGGCTTCTTTCAGAAACCCGACCGTGCCGCGATTGCACACACCGCAGTAAATACAGTTCACGCCGTGAAACACTTCTTGTGTCAGGCCGTTGCGCCGCATCGGGTCTGAATAGCGCACTGTGTTCGGAGCCGCTTCGCCCCCACAAAACGGGCACGGCTTGATGGGCGCGGTCATGGGGTGGCCTCTGTGCGGCCGTTCCGGAACAAATCGGTCATGCAGTCAAGCACACTCCACACGCTCACATCGTACTGCTTGTGTGTCGCGTCGTTGAACACGAGTAGCCTTGGGTGTCGGTTTACGCCGACTACGCGCACATGAATAACGTTCGCGCCATGCTTGTAGCTGATGCGCGACCCCACCGGAAACGCTGCCCTGCATTTCGCCTCGTACTCGCTTTCCGCGCGCTGTAGCTCACGAAACGATTCTGCCGCTGCTTCGATCTTGCTCACTTTCCCCCCTCCCCGCGCGTGGGCAGCGCCCCGCCGTCGTAGAGGACGTGGACGGTGCCGTTGAGCACTTTGGCGCAATGAATCGCGTCCGTTTTGCCGTTGCCGACGTTCTCGCTCGTGTATGTGCTGTAATGCTTTTTGTCTAGACCAACGACCACCGCATACCCATACACGGGCAACTCCCGCACCATCGCCGGACGCGCGAGGGTGGCCTTGAGTTCCGCAATGGTCGCCACGATTGCTTCGATCATGTCATGATCGTCCGGCTGAAGCTGCGCCGCAGCGCGTTCCGATTCAGTGCCGGTCAACGCACCAAGCACGTTGGCACGCACACGGTCAATGTATCCATATGCGTTGTCGCGTTCGCGTTTGACATCGGCCAATCGTTGGCCTTTCGCGTTGAGTTCGTTGATGAGATCGGCGTGTGTGGCGCGGGCTGACATTTCGAGGACGCGGCGCACGACGGCTGCCATGCCATTCTGTGCGATCATCTGTGCTTCGTGGATAACAAGCAATTCGTTGAGTTGCTGCGTCGTTGGTTTGAACGCCTCACCAGACGCGCCCGCCGTGGTGGCCGGTTGCGGGGTGGCCGGTTCGTCGGGGTTGTCGATCAGATCAAGCAACTGTTGCGCAACGGCGTGATGATTCAGCGACGCGTACTCACTCACGAGCGACGGGAATGCGCGCGTCTGGTCGTATACGCCGTTTACGAACACCTTGAATAGCGCCTTCATGTTGCGGATCGCGTCAAACTCCACTGCAACGCCACAGCCAACCAACTCCACCCGCCGCCTCACAACAGGTACCGGCGGCACAACACGTTCCGCGAAGTTGCGCGCCGTAAAGCCGCTGTCCAACTCGTCATCGGCGTACGCTTCAGCAGCGGCCTCGCACCAATCCACGATTTGCTTACGCTCATCCGCATTTCGCGGGACAAACACTCTTGCCTTATCGTCCATCGGGGGCCTCGTAGGGGTGGGCGCGCAGGTCCATGAGTTTGCCGTGCGCGGCGTCTCGCTGACCAGCGGGCCACGCCATCGCGATACTCACGGCATTGGCTGCCTCTTCAAGCAGCGCGCCGTTGGAGTTGTCAATCAACTGAAACACTGGCTCGTGGTATTCCACGAACCAATCAAGCGGCTCTCCATCGCTTGCAATTTTGTGCAACTCCACCCGCCGCTTCACGCGCGCGAGCGGGGGGATGATGCGGTCTGCGACACCGCGTGGGCTTTCTTCGCCAACGTAGAAATTGGGCCGCACAGCGATAACGGCCGCCACACACCACTCCACACACTGCGCGCGCGTGGCGCCGCCCTTTGGAAACACGTCCTGCACTGCTTCACTCATTTTCTCGATCCTCAGAAGGTTGCCAACAGGTGGAACAACGGGTAATCCTGACGTAGCCGGCCGGGCCGTCCTCGTCCGCTGCGACCGGTAGCGCCACTTCGTACAGCGTGTCGTGCCCTTTGGGGCAGCGGTCTACGTCGTCTTCCGTTTCAAGCACAGTGTTTTCCATAGAGCGCGTGGCGGGCTCGAACCGCCGTGCTTCGCCTTCACGAATCGCGCTGGGCCCGGCCGCCTCCACACGGCCGGGGTGGGGGTTAGCCGGCTTTGCGGGCCCAGGTGGCGCCGGTGGTAGCGGCAGCGGCGCTGGCGGGACGCGCAGTGATAGAGCCAGCGACCCCGCCCACTTCGCCGATCTTCTTGCCGTTCGCATACAAGAACTGCTGCACCTTGTTGCCGGGCCCGAAATCGCCGTTCGCCTTCGTGACGACGACCTTGCCCATGAACGGAATCTTGTACAGCTCCTGCATGTTGCGCGGCTTGAGCACGTTCACCACGTGGCAGAGCGCGCTAAAGTCCTGATTGGCACGAGCGCGGGTGCCCTCATCTGCGTGGTTCAAGTTGAAGAACTGGAAGAACTGCCGCCCCTTCTCAGGGCCGTCCAGAACCTTGATGGTCAAGCTGTGCCCCTTCTCCTTCTGTGACGACGTTTCGACGTGAAGGACGTAGGTGTCGTTCGGCAGCGGGTCAAACTCGCCAGTGGACGGCTTGACTGCTGTGGCGTCGAAATCGAGAGTGTCTGACATGGTGTTCGTTTCCGTTGAGAGAGTTTGCGGTGTAATCGCGACACCGCGCGCGTGTTACTGATTGAACGAGGCTGCGATGGCGCTGACGAGGTATTCGGCCGTTTCCGGGCCATTTGACAGCGGCACTTCCGCGTCCAGATCGAAGCGGTTTTTTGCTTCCCATGTGGAACGCCTTTCGAGGGACAGAACCCGCCCACGCGATGCGCCGCCCTTGTACGTGATTTTCTGGCTCTTGCCGGAGCCTTCGACCACTTGGTTCGTGATCACTTTTTCGTGACAGAACCCAACCACATCGGCCCACTCGTGAATGATTTCGCGGGCGCGCTTGTGCATGGCCAAATCGTACCGGTCGTACTTGTCGCTGTCGGGCGGGTTGAACGAGGTCACGTCGGAATGCGCCAGCAACACCACGTTCATTCCGCTGTCGCGCAGCGCATCCATGCCGCTCAGGAACTCGCGCCAGATTTTGTCGGCCAGCACATAGCCCTTGCCGTACCCTGGCGCTTCAATGTCGGCCAACTTTTCACGGCTGCATGTCTCGGCCCACACAACCGGCTCGAACCAATCCAGCGTGTCAAGGACATACGTTTCGTAACTGTGCGAACCGCTCAGCATCGCGTCAACGGTGCGCGCGAACTGGCTCCACTGCGTGATGATCGCGCCGTTGCCGAACGACTTCACCTTGAGCTTGCCCTTACCGTCCTCCGTGAACGCGAACACGGGGTTCGGGAAATGCTTCGCCAGGCTGGACTTGCCGATCCCGTGCACGCCATGAAACACGAAACGCGACGGGCGAACCGTGACTTCATCGGAAATCCCGTCCAAACTGAACGGGTCGAAGCCGATGGGCTTCTGTACTTCTTTCACAAAATCGGCGGTGTCGTTCTCCGCATCTGCCAGGAATGTCATCGAATCACCAGCGTGTTATTGGGTTGGAGACGAGCGCCGGGAATGGTCTCGCCCTTCTTGAGTGCGTTGTAGAGCGCATTTTTGTCTGGTATCAATTGCGAAGGAACGGTGGTCACGAACGCAGCGGGCAACGCGGCTGGCAAGCATTCCACAACCACCGAAGCTTTTACGTTCTGCACAGACAGTGAGAACAGAGAGCCCGCCACTTTCGGCCGTTCCATCCGAATCAGCACCAGCTTGGCGTACTCTTTCAGTCGGTCAACGCGGTTGTCCAATGCTTTGCGGCGCGCGGCCAGTCGCGCTTCCTCTTTCTTGAGCGTGTCGCTGGTCGCTTCCATGTTCCGCACGTACCCGCCGAAACTGTCCGCCTTGAGCGTCAGCTTTTCGATCAATTCCGTTTCCAGCGCCTCCATCTCGGGCGTAACCTCGCCGTCCAGTTCTTCATAAAACTCGTCCAGCGTTCGCGATTCGTCGCCCAGTTCATACAGCGTCAACGTGCCTGACATCGTTTCTCCTTGTTTCGTGCGTTCATCGAAATCCTGTGATCAATCCACGTCCGGGCCGGCAGACTCCGGCGCCCATACCGCACGCCGAGGGTGAAGATCAGAGCGGTGTAGAGGATGGCGTAGGCGTAGGGGGTCATTTGGCCGCCTCGTCGAACACTTCCCCAGCTTCGCCGTCCTCTACCAACCGCGCTGGCACAACGCGTCCGCAGTCACCGCACTCAATCACCAGCGTTTCGCGCTGGTACGGCGTGCAGTATTTGCTGCCGCACTTTGAACAGGGCAGGCACCCGTACATGTTGCGCTTTTGCGTCACCCTTCCCTCCGCATGATTTCGTCCAGTGTCCACTTGCGGCGCGTCCGGAATTCGGCGACGGCTTCGGTCAGCGCTTTCTTCGCCTCGTCCACGCGGTTTACGAAATGCTGGCGCGCAGGGTACGGCGCGTCATGTGCGCAGTCGTTGACATACAGTCGCGTTTCCGCATCCACCCACGCGCACGCCGCATCAATCACACGCTGGCTCACCGTACACTCCCGGCAAAATGATTCCGTTCCCGCTGCGCTTCCGCCGCGGTGTTGGCCGCCGTGTGCGCCGCGTGCACCTCGCAGGCGGTGCGGTGTTTCTTGGCGACGATGAGCAGGGCATCCACGACGGTTTGCATGGCGCGGGTTTCGTTCAGCATCGCGTCTACTTCGAGCATGGCGGCGGTGATCATTGGGCGCTCCGTGTATCGACCGCGATGGTGGCCCACACTCGTACGTACCGCCCCGTTTTCGCATCCTTGCGCAGCTTCGCCGTTTTCCATTCTTCGCCTTCCGGCTCTGGTGGCGACTTGAACATGTCGGATATCGAGAAGTACATGGCGCTAATGTGTGGCTTTTCTTCTTCCGCCTGTTCAATCGCGCCCTCACCGCCGCAATCAATTTCAAAGTTGCGGTAGCCCAAACGCTTCGCGACTTCCAGCGCATACAGCATGTCAAACTGCCATTTGCTGGACTTCTCGGAGAGGTTGTGTTCGAACAACAGCTTGCGGGCGATCGCTATGCCCGGTGCGATTTCTTGTACAGCGCTCACTTGACATCCCCCGGTGTAAGGTCCAATCCAGCCAGCAGGGCACAGACGGCGAAGAACACGAAGGCTGCTACATACGGCGCGCTCATCGCTTCACCTTGGCTTCTAATGCTGCTTTAGCCGTACTAGCGGACCCGTCGCGATAGCCTTTGCGGTACCCGTCCTTGTGCGCTTGTGCGATCATGCCCGCGCTTTCACCCTGGGGTGCTGCGCCGCTGAACAGCACCGCCGCCAGATAGAACCCAGCGAGCAACGCCAACACGACGCCCAACACGAGGTGCCACAGTTGGAAACTCACGACGCCACCAAAAACGCCAACTGTTCCGCGTGCTTCGCCTGCTGCTTGCGGTAGTGCACGCCGATCGCGACGTGGGGGGTTTGGATCATCTTGAGTTTGAACAGCCGCCCATTCAACAGCATCTCGCGCACGGGCTGGAAGCCGGTGCAGTCGCGGTGGACTTCGTGCGTGGTGCCGTCTGGGTCGGTGGCGAGGTACAAGGCGGTGGATTTCATGCCACCTCTCCCGCTTCCCCACGTGCCGCCAACTCGGCGACCAGCGCGTCACAGTAACGGTCCAACACGTCGCGCTGGTTGCGGCTGGCGTGCAATGCGGCGCGCAATTCGGCGGGGCTGGCATGCTCGTAATTGGTGTTCACCGCGTACTGCGCCACGTTTGCGTGTGATTCGGCCACGGTTTCTTCGCGACCAACCAACCGCAAACACGCTTGCACCTTGCGTCCGCTCAAGTCTTCCAGAAAACGCGTCCACTGCTTGCCCATCTTGCGCATCTGGTCGCTGGATGCGTGCTGGGCAATCGTCACCGTCGCCAACATCATTTGTTCGAACTTGACGGGCCGTCCGCTTTTCGTCGCGGACGCAACCAACTGCTTCTGCTGTCCGTTGAGCGGCACGGTTTTCGTCGTCTCGCGCAAAAGCGCCTTCATCCGAATTGCCGCCTTGTCGCGCAATAGCAACGGGTTCTGTGACGGCTGCGCATTGCGCGTGGTCGGGAAATCGAGCATTCTTGTGCTAGCCACGTGTCTTCTCCAGTTGCGTGGTGGTAGTGGGAAGCCCTCGTCACTAGCGGGGGCTTCTTTTTTTGCGCCTTTCGTCCCTCTGCCCTTTTTCTATTCAGTTTGGGGCACCCTGCGGTGTTCTTTTCGTATTACCGTGGGGCATGTTCTTACGCCCCTGCTTACCGCGCAGCCGCTTAGGCGGCTTTCTTCTTTCGCTGTTTGGCGTTGTTCTCTTTGCTGCATTTGCGGCAATAGGTTTGCTCAACCATAGGGCCGCCTATCTTTCGTCTTTGCCTCTTCACTCCCCAGTCCCTCTCGCTCATCTCATGGCCCTTACTGCATTTCGAGAAGTCGCGGCGACGCCTCTGCCTGTCTTTGGCAACCATGTCTGCTGCGTTTTCGGCCTGAGTTCCCACCCAAAGGTGTCGGGGATTTATGCAATCCGGCGTGTCGCAGGAGTGGCAAACGACTTGCCCATCTTCGATAGGTCCGCAATGCAGGAGATAGGAGACTCGATGGGCCTTCTGGACTACAAAGCCACCCTCCGTGCGCGTCGATATGATTCCATAGCCACGTTCGTTCTTGGCGCCTGTAAATTCCCAGCATCCGTTTTCTCGGACGCGAATTTTTTTCATCAAGCGCGCCCGCAAACCCCAGTCAAGCACGACAGGCTTCATGCTGCCTTTGCGATCTCACGTTCCGCCCGCTTCGTGGCCGCTGCCGCGATAAATCCCGATTGCGTTTCGTCGGTTAACGTCAACGCAGCCTGCACTTTCTGGTAGTCTTCCAAGGCGAGGTGCACAGTCACAGACACGCGACCCGCCGCCCGCTTCTTCTTTCCTTTCACGTCCGGCATTACTTTCTCCGTGTTGGTTGATGCACACACACACCGTACGTCAGACAATGTCGGACACTGTCTGACAAAAGTCAAGGGCCAGTCATTTGCCTATTTCAGACAAGCCAAAAACACCGCAGGAAATGCGGGAGTGGATGCATGAGGTGATGGCCGAGCGTGGCTGGAGTGTTCCAAAGCTGGCGGCAGACATTGGCGATGGCGTCATTGACCGAACCCTGAATCGATTCCTTAAGGGGTCGAATTCGCGTGATCATTGGAGCACTTTTTTGGCCTACTGGGACCGGAGGCAAGCTCCGGCAGACACGGGCCGTCCACTCTTGGCATTGTCAGACATGCGAGGATACGCGATGTCCGTATATGATCTTCTGCAGCAGGCGACTGCGCAGCAACGACGGCTGATTGAAAGCTTGCCAAGCCAGCTTGCGGCTCCACGCTTTCATACAGATGGAACGTTGCTGCCAGACGCGTTACCTACCCACGAAGTCTCCTCAGCGGACGACCTGGAGCCTCCGGGGCGGATTGTTAAGGGCGAACCAGCGGGAAAACTCGCGGGTAGTCGCGGGCGTCGCTAATTCGCGCGGGACGGCACTACAGCACATGACCCTTAGGTCCTTATCAACGCAAGCGTACCATACCCACCCTTCGGCGTCAGGATCGGTGGTGTATACGCCTGCTTTCAACAGTCGGTTACCGAAGATCGCACGAGCGATGGCTTCAGCGTTGGTGCATACAGCAGGCGCTGGAATATTGGCGGGCAGTTGCACTGGGCATTGAGAGGCAGAGGCGGGCGGGCGGGACCACGCAAGCCCCCCTCGTCGGGGACCGAGAACGCGTGGTGAAACCGTGCAAAAGTCACGAATAAAGGTGGTACAGATACGGATACGGCGTCGCGTTTGTTCCCGCAAGATGGAACCGAAGATAATCCGGCATGGGCTCTCTGTTTGATAATCAGTACCGTCAGCGGCGTGTCAGCGATGGTGACGAACTCAACCGCTGGCAGCAAGGCGCCAGTGCGTTAAGACCGAAAGTGAATCGAACGTTACAAAGCGGGGCCGTCCGGTAACCCTTGCCGGGCGGGGTATTTTTGGGAGAAACGATGCGCAATTTGGTGATAGGACTGGCGGCACTGACACTGGCCGGCTGTGGATGTAAAGACCAGGCGGAACGGGTCGAAGTCGAGTTCGGGCAAGGGGCGCTGACCGAGGCGCAAGAGCTGGTGCTATCCAGGTTCCAGACCAGCGGGTGGGATTGTTCCAACTCGATCGCAATCCGGAACGCGTTCGGCGCGGTGATCGGCCGGACGTACACGTGCACCAAGTGTGAGTAGGGGCCGTCCGAAAAAGGCATACACTTTTCTGACAGGAACTGCGGCTATTGTTGCGGCTCCGGGCGCAATTGCGGCACTGTAAAGGGTTGATTGTACCCGATAATGGGCAATAACCCCTTTACGGACTTGGATCCGATGCGTTATGGCGGGGCGTGGCCGGACACAAAAACGCCCGCCGCTTTCACGGTCGGGCGCTTTTGCTCGTTTTGGGGCAGCGAATTGGGCTCGAACCAATGACCTCCGAGGGGTTAGCACGGTGCTCTACCAACTGAGCTAAAGCCACCTTATTCACGAAGTGGTGCGTGCGGCCCGTTTGCCCAGCACGTAGCTTGCCGCCGTCAGCTACGCCACCTACCCGCCACGTCTGGCGGTCCTGCATCCGCTGCGAGCCTGATGACACCCTCAAGTGTCGGCAACACAACAGCGGGCACCCCGTGGCGGGCCTCGGACCCGCGACCCGGCTGTGCTAGCCGCTCTGCCGACTGAGCTACACGGGGGTTTTCTCAAACAACGACCAGGGCGCCCACATCACCTTGCGCTCTTCGCCGTCTGCCATCTCCACATAAATCAGCTTGTCGGACTTCTGCAGGATCAGCGTGCCTGAACCAGCCACGCCCCGACGCGCCACCATGTCACCCACCGCCCAGTCCTCGGGCACGTCCGGCATAACGTTCGGGTTCTGTGCCGAATGGTCGCCGGCGCCGCTGCCGTTGGGGTCCTCTGGTGAGAACGGGTGCTGCACGGTGCCGTCCGGCAACGGTTTCACGGCCGCGATCGCCACGCCAACCGCGGCAAACTTCGCGTCCATCTCGGCCTTCAATGATTTCAGGGTCAAGCGGGCCATTGGGTCCTTGGGTAAATATGGTATTGGGGGCGGGATAACATAAAGGTTATCGGGCGTGCTGCAGTTTATAACATCAAGTGAGAAGCACAGGTGACGATCCTGCAGCGCCTTTTTAGGGGGCCAGATTTACAGTCTGGTGCGGCCAGCCACTATCCGCCTGCCTCTCAAAACATACTAGCGCTCAGACTCGAACTGAGAACAAACGGTTTTTGAGACCGTCGCGTCTACCGATTGCGCCACGCTAGCAAATCCGATGCACGGGGTGAGACTCGAACTCACAACAGTCGGGGCTTAAATCCGATGCGTCTACCAATTGCGCCACCCATGCCATACCCAAGGGGAGATTCGAACTCCCACGCCGAAGCGCCTGTTCCTAAGACAGGTGTGTCTGCCGTTCCACCACTCGGGCTAATACTAGGCTGCTACCCCTACATCGCCGTTGCAAGGATTGAACTTGCGGCCCCCGCTTTATCAGAACGGTGCTCTACCACTGAGCTAAACGGCATTCGGTATTCGGATATGTCGAACGGTGTTGCATATGCAATGCGCTCTGGCCCTGTCGGGACTCCAACCCGGGAACACTTACGCTGCTGCGCGCGCCATCACGGAAGGGCGGCACTATCCTTTGCCGCTCAGGGCCAACCCCCACTGCGCCAGATGGGGCGCAATCTAACGGGTGGGGCGGGGTGGGGGAAGGGGTTAGAGGTACGTTGCCGCAAGGACCAGAGCGGCAATCAGTGCAAAGAATGGCCACGCGGGTGCGTCGTATTCGCCCTCTAGCCAGCACTCGGGCTTGTAATCGCGCGCTGGCGGCGCGGGCACATCAACCCACTTGGCCCGCGCGCGACGGGCTGTCATGCGCGATACTCCGGAAACCACGGCGTGTCGCCGCTGCTCATGTTGTGCCGCAGTCGTTCCTCGGGTGTCCATTTCGCCCACTCTGCACGATGGATCATCCATCCCGCAAACCACGTGATCGTTCCCGTATCAACAGACAGCCAACTGGCGCAAGCGCTGTTGCTGAAGTCGCGCCAATAGTTACCCACTGCTATCGGACTGATGCAGTCGCCGTCGCCGCCCATCGTCGCCATGATTTTCGGGATGTCTTCACGCTCGTAATCTTGGAACTGATCAAGCGATGTGTACGCACTGCGCTCACGGCTCACAACTCCCCCGGCGTGGTGGTGGGTTCCGGCCGCAGCAGCGCGGCGAGGGCGTCATACAACTTGTCCACGCGTTCTGACAATGCACAGAAGCCTTCGCCGTATACAAATCCAGAACAACTTGCCAAGTCATTGAGCATGTCGCGCGTGATCTTGTACGGACTCCCATCCGGCAGGGCGTCGTTTGCGAGGGCGATGAGTTTTGGCCATTCGCAATCGCCATGCCCGTCATCGAACACGAACGAACGCGCGCCGCCGTGCATTCCGATAGAGCCCGTACCGAATTTGTAACTACCAAACGCCGCCCACTCGTCCGCCGTCAGCACCGACTTGATTTCCGCATCATTATCCATACGCCCACCTTACACCGTTTGGGCCGAATGTCAAGAGAAATTTAGCCGAATCTTTCGCGAAAACGCGCCGTTGAAATCGCCACGCAGATCGCTTCCTGCATTTTCTCGCTCATCGTTTGCGACAAACCGCCGTCATCAAGTCCGACATGGGTCATTTCATGCAGCAGCGTTCGCCATTGCTGGTCAATCGTTAGCGTTTTGTCGATGTGGATAATGCGCTTGCTGCTCTGCCAGTGCCCGTCTGCGGGCTCACCGCGACTGTTCGTGAGTTCGGTGGCGAGCACGATACGGATTGAGCCAGCGGGGCCTTCGGCGGTCGTGGGCAGTGCCGGATATTTCGTCGCCATTACGCCGCCACAGCCCCCGTATGAATGTCGGTCTCGCCCATGGACCGATGAAAGGCGAAGCCCTCCGCTGCTTTCACGTTGCCCACATACCCCATTTGATGGTGCCAACTGTCTGTTCCTGACAATGAGCGACAGCGCCGAATCACCACGCCCGCTTCCTCGTGCACGTCGGAGCGCATCGGACGAATCACGGCGCGCTGCGTTTTCGCTTTCAGCGTGTGCAAGTGGCCGGTCAACCAGACGCGGCATGTGGTCGCCGCCCATTCCTGTTTCGCCTCGTGCGCCATCAGCATCGGCAACTTGTCGTCCCGTTCCTTGTCGCCGTGCGTGAGTCCAATCAAACACGTCCCCCACTGCTGGTAGCTGCGTAGTCGGTCCGGATTACTGACGAGCACGTCCGACCCTTCATATATCGCGGCCAAGATTTCGCCGACGTGCCACGTGGTAAAAGTGTCATGGTTCCCAGGTTTTACCCAAATGGTCACCGGTGCAATGGCTCGCCAGCCCTCAATGATTTCACGACACAGCGCCACGCCCGCGCGAAACACTTTCCGGTATCGGCCATCCACATCTTGCGGGGTGCCCGCCGTCGTTGTATTCGCCTGACTGTCCACATTGAAAAAGTCATCACCAATCACCAGCGCGATTCGCTCAGGCGACAACGCGGCCGCGCGCTGCATCAGGTGCCGATGCGATTGCCGCACGCGATCTAATGCGATCTGCAAGTCATAGTGTTCCGCGGTCTCTGGCGCCCATGCCAGCTTCCCGATATGCGGTTCGCCCATCGTGGCCACGTACAGGTAACCTGATTTAGTGCGGGTGCGTTTGAGTGGTGTCAGAGGACGCACACGCGCCGTGATACCGTCCAGCAATCCACTCGCGACTTCACTGTTAACTTGCGACTTTCTTTTTAACTGCGCCTTCACCTGATACAACGTGCGCGGCTCCGCTGTGGTGCCGCCGCCCCATGCGTTACACGTGTAAGACTCCACCGACCACACCGCCGCATCCACTTCGCAAATGGTCAGCAAGTCCTCCAGCGTGCGGACGGGCTCAAACACCACTTGCGAGAGCGTCGCCGCCGCCCCGCCGTCCGACTCGCCCCAGCTCTTGCCGTGCGCGATCTTCGCCACCGCCGCATCCAACGGCGTTTTGCTTGCGCTGCCTAGCTTGCGGCCGTCGGCTCGGACGGTGGGTCTGCTTAACAGCCCGCGCGCCCGCAACACCTGCACCTTGTTCGAGACCCCAGTGAACGGGCGCCCTAACTGGCGCGCACACTCTGCATCACTTTCATTCGCCGCTTTGAGTGCGACCAGCCGCGCCACTTCCTCGTCAGTCCACTTCGGCGGTGCTTTTAGCCGTTCCAGATCCCGCGCGTCCCACGGGCGTTTCAGCATAAGGTCATGGTCAGAGTAACCTACACATACCGGGCAAATTGATACGCCCCTTTCCGGGGCCGCGACCGTTCAAACACGCCGATCCCGTCTGCGCTGCCATCGTCGTTGGTGTTGCCCTCAATCGTGCCGAAGCGGTCTTTTGCTACCCCAGTCACGAAGCCGACGTGGTACGCATCGGTGGGTGATCGCATCAGGAAGAACAGGTCGCCCGGTTGTGGGGCGGCCACAATAAACCCGCGCTTGGCACAATCTGCCAACATCTCATCACACCCTGCCGTCATTTTGAGCGGTGGCTTCCCGTCATACCACAGACTCAAAACAAACCCGACAAAGCACGCGCACCACGCGTCCCCAGGCTTGCCACCGCCCACGCGCTGGATGGCTTCGACCCATGGGCCGCGATTGGGGCCGCCAATCTCGCGGACGAAAGTGAATTGCTTGGCCCTCGCCAATACGCCCTCGACGTTCGTCATGGCTCGGCCGCCGGCGCATGCTTACCGCTCACGTACGCATTGGCGCCGCTGAACGAGACAATGGCGCCGGTCTGCATTAACGCGTAACTGCCGACGATCCCGACAATGTGCACGGCCGCATCCGGTTTAAGGCAGACGGCAACCATCGCGCCAATTGAGACGCACCAATTCTGCCAGAGCGACAACCGCGTCAGATCGAACTTGCGGCCGGCGGTGCTCACTGGTCTACCCGACCCTGCAGCTTCGCAATCGCGGTGGCGTGCTCCATGTTGACCTTCTGCTGGTCTGCCGACATCGCTTCGATCGCGTCCGTGTTCTCGCGCGTGCGCACGGACAGGTGTTCTACGCTGCCGGTCAGTTGGTTCAGTGCGGTCTCTGTTTTCTGGAATGCGGGCAATACCGTGGTGTTCACAAACCCTGCCATCCGCTTGCCAATCCACCGCGCGAACGCGACGGCCAGCCCGACAATTGCACCCGCCTTAAGAATCAGGTCGCCGTGATCTTTAATGAATTCAATGAGTACCATTACCCCTTCACCTCTCGCAATTTGTAACCGGTGGATTGCCGCGTCGTCCCGTGCGGGTACTGCATAGGCGTGAGTTCGTCGAACGTGCCCAAGATGGCGCGTTCGTGCTGCCACGTGTCGTCGACCGCGTGCAGGTAGAACACTTGCCCCGATCGCCCCAACTGCCGCTTCATGCGCGACGCGCTGGTCATGGCTTCGCTTTCCATCATCTGCTGAATGCCGATGGTCGCGGTGCGCCGCGTCGGACGGTCACTGTACAAATCAGAACCGCCGCGCATCGTGGTCCGGCTGGTGTCCGATTCCAGACCCCAGGTGACTTCGGTCAACGCACCGCCAGGCTGGTATGCGCCTGTGACTAATGCACGGTAGAAATCAATGAAGCCATCCTCGTTCAGCGTGTCATCCGCTTCGAATTGCCAATAGCGGGCGCTCACGGCCGCGCCCAACACCACCACAAACGGCATACTCATGCCGTCCGCGTCTTCCAGCGAGACGCCCGAGGGCCACGTGTCGAGCCAGCCGGTGTTCACTTCTTCGGCGCTATAGTCTGACGTGTTGGACCCGATCCAACGGCCGCGCGCGTTCACCGAAAGATTCGACTTCGGCAGCACCAGACACCGCACGCTCCGCACTTGCCCCAGATCAATCCGGAACTTCGTGCTCGTGACCAGACAGTCGACGGTACGCGCGGGCAAGCTCAGGTCCGTGCTCTGGATATTGGCGACCGGTAGTCCAGCCTCGTAGCTCCCACCACTCGCCACCGGTGTCACGCGGCTCGTCACGTCGGAATAGCACGGCCAACAGAACGTGGGCAGCGGCGTAACCACCACCCCGCTGTTGTCGACGGCGATAATGAAATACATGCCGGCCGCCGCTTGGCGTTCGGCCGCAGTGTCAATGCCCCCGCTCGGCGTCGGCCCAACGCCAACTAAAGCGCGGCGTTGGGCGGCAGTCTGTGCCATTACGCGTCCGCGCCCTTCGTGAACGTGGTGCCGTCGTCCGCGAGGGTGGAGGTGGCCAGCGTAGTAGACCCGTCCGCACGCATCAGCGTTTCCGTGGTGGCCGTCACCGTCCGCTTATTGCGCAAGCGGTGGAAGATGTAGCCGATCTGTTGCAACAGGCTGGCGTTATTCACGGCGGGCACGCTGGTCTGTTGCGCCACCGCGCTCACGTCCACGCCGCCCAGTTCGGCGGTGTTGGTGTCGAGTTTGTCCGTGCCGGCGAACAAGGCATCGAACACGTTCGCGGAGTACACGGTGCACCATTGCCAGTGCGGCAAGCAGTTGGCGTCCGTGAATTTGACGAGCAGCGAGCCGAGCGTGTTCGTATCGGTTGCATCCAGCACAATCCGGTAATACCCATCGGAGTCGTGCACACTGGTTGTGACGGTCGCGTGACGGATGGCGAGTGCGGCGCCCGCTTTCGACAGAATGACGCCACTACTCGCGTGGTCCAACGCCGTCGCGAGTGACACTTCCGAAGTCACACCGTCCGTTGCGTCGACCAGCGGCCCAAAGATGATCGTCTTTGAGGTGCTTTGCTTCAAGGGGATCATTGGTTCCGCAGTTTAGAGTAATGCGCTTGTTTGCGCGCAATGTTGTAGGAGGGGGCGGCGCCACCGAACAGTCCGAGCAAGAGGTACCATGTAATCCATCCCATTAGGCTTCTCCGCGGCGACGGGCCGCAATCCAATCGTAGAACCCGGTATGACTCAACGCGTACCAGTTGGACGCCACCGTCTGGTGATCACGGCCGGTGTATTTGATCTGCACGTGCTTTTCTGTGGTCGCGAACGACGGGTGCGCCGTGCTGGTGGTGTAGCGCGTGACCGTGTGCCCCGCCGATTCAATCGCAGTCATGGTGTCCTCGATTTCGTCGCCAATGCCTAAGTCATACATTTCTTGCGAGCCCACGATAATGTGTGGCGTGCCACCTGCGAGACGCGCGTATTCCGCTTGCGCCAGCGCTTTCGTGCTGAAACTCGGGTCCATCAATTCAGAGCTTGGCGGATTGTTCGCTTCCTGTCCCGTCGTGTCCGCGCCCATGTTGTTGTACGTGACGTACTGGTCGAGAATCACGACGCCAGCAAAGAATCCTGGCAACTGGTAATTGTTCTGATATGCGAACGCGCCACCGGCCGAATGGCCCATCAGGATAGCGCGGTTCAAATCCAGTGAGTATTCCGCTGCGTCTGCTTTGAGCAGTTCCCAGAACGCGCGGCGCCCGATCGGCCCAGCCGGATACTCCGCACCACCGGGCATATGCACACACAATACGGCCCAGCCGAACGTTGTCGCGTTCGCGATCACGATATCTGCCGCGAAGTGTGCGGCAACGTGACTGGTGTTGTTGCAGATGCTTGGTACGGCCGACGTGCCTTTCACATCCGGAGCGCCTGTGTACCACACAATCAACGGCACGCGGACGCCGGGCCGTGAATTGCGTGGCATGAACAGTTTACGAGGGACGTTCCATGTACCGGTGGTGTAGGCGGCCGAATATGTCCGGTCTGCCACCCAGCCACCGGTGGTAGCATAGCGTGTTGTTTTACCGCGCAATGCCAGCATTACGGTGTATCGTCGTACAGGTGGCCGATGAACGTGAGCGATACGCGTGGCGCGTTCGTCGTCGTGTTCCACGTGACATTGAGTTCAACCGATGCACCAATCCGCGTATCTGCGGGGAACTCCCAGCCATCGCCACCGAGTGACGGGACCGGGAGAGCAATCACGCTGTAGGCAACTGTTCCGTAGCTTGCCGCCGTCAGCAGTTGCCGGGGCGAACTGGTTGAAATGCTGCCAGAAGTCGCGGCACGCAACGTAACAATCGCACCGCCTGCGGTCGTGTGCCCACTCGGGAACGTGAGAACGCCTACAATGCTCACCACCCGCAACCGCTTGCCAGTTGGTACGATGTAGTTCGCGCCCGTGCCCGTATCGACCGCGCCGCCATCTACGGTGAACACCCAGCCGGAACCAATCACGGTGTCCGCGGTCGCAGTGGTGGCGAAGTTGTACACGCCGAACGTGACATCTGTGCGACTGTTCTCGCTCAGTTTCTTGGTAAGCGAAACAGCCGTGGTGTTCGTCACCGCGTTCTTGATCGCTTCCAGTTCCAGCGCCGCCGCTTTCTCGATCGCAATCAGCGTACTTGACGCGTCCGACAGATTCCATGCGGCGGCATCCTGCTGCCCCATGACTTCGTTGCCGTCGGCATCGTACAGAATGGACTTCGGGTACAGCACGCCGCCGATATCTTTCGCGGCCAGCGTCGCACCAGACCCAGGTGTTGCGGCAATATTATCAGCCATTTATTTCTTCCGTAATTGAGTGGTATCGGCGCCGAGTGCATTGCCCAATTGGTTCGGCGAGTAGTCTTGTGCACGTGCGCCCGGCAGGGTGTTTCTTTGGAATAGGCCGCCGGGCATGAAGACATTGAGCGTGGCGGAACCCGGCCCCGTGCCATTGCCCGTCAGCACATAGCTGGACGCGGGGAAAATGTTGTCCGTGATCGTGGTACGCACGCCCGGCTTGCCATCAAATGAAATGGCCTTTTGCATTTGGCAATTGCACAGAAAGGTGTTGCGGTCAATGCTCACGTCAACCAAATCGCCCAGCAATTGCACGGCCATGCTGGCGGTGTTTTGGAACGGGTCTTTCCCAACGTCGTTGAAGAGGTTGTTTTGCAATAGGATGCGGCTGGTCGGGTTGGTGGGTAGGATGCCACCACCGTACGCCACGCGCCCTAGTATGTTGATGCCGCTGGTGCTGTTTTCGATGCGGTTGTTGCGAATGGTCACGTCCGCTACCGTCGTCCAACCCCACGCGGTGTTGTTATCGGACAACGTTTGCAGCAGAATGGCGAAACCGGTCTGCGCGTCGGCCCAATGATTCTGAATCAAATTCCCAGAAAACAACACGCGCCGTGCGTGCTTCAATTCGAATGCGGCTTTCACTGTCCATTTGCCACGGCCCCAGCTTAGCGGCTTGGTGATTTGGTTGTTCGTGATTGTAATGTCTGACGGGCTGACGTTCGGAATCCGCGGGTCAGCGCCGCCGAACATCACGCCTTGGCCGCTGGCTTCGATCACGTTGCCGCTAATCAGAAACGGGCCCGGTCCATTCCATCCGCCCACGCCTTGCGCGTCTGCGCCTTTGGCGTGGCATTCGGTCAATGCTGAATTGGTGACCGCTAACCGGATGCCATTGAACGCGATGCAGCGCCGAGTCTGTGCCGTAGCGGTTGAGTGCACTAACACAGAATCGAGCCAAATACCGGACGGTAAGCTGGCTAGCGTACTCTCGTCACCACGCCCCAACACGACAATGCCGTAGTTGTGGTAGCCTTCTGCGTTGGCCGGTGGGTTATGTGCAATATCGAGACCGCGCAGCAACCAGTTAGACGCGCCGGGCGCTGTGCGGATGGCGGCTTCGGTGTTCTGTGTTTCGATGCGGCACGCGTGCAGCATGGCACAGCGGATTGTGCGGCCGTTCCCTTGCAGCACGTAATTGCCAACCCATACGCCCGCAGCCAATTCCAGCACGTCGCCCGCTTGCGAGCCATTGATGGCCGCCTGCAAGTCCGCATCGACCGCAACGGGCACCACGCGTGTTATTGATGGTGCGTGGGGTTGGAACACAGCAGGCAAAGCGGGAATAACGAATGGGCTTGTTCCCGTTTGTGCGGTGTCCGGTGGTGCGACTGCGGTGTCTACGGGAACGGGCGGGGGCGGCACATTCGGCAACGCCCCCAGCAACACACTCGCCGCCGCTTGCCACTTGTACGGCAGCAACCGCACCACCACGCTCTGCTGCGTCAGTTGCTTGCGGACGCGCAAGGTATCCACCGCACGCGCGGGCACGGTACGTACCACCACCAGCCCGCCCCATTTCCATTCCACCGCCAGCGAGTCGGGGCACGCGGTGGTGCAACGGGGCAGGGTGGTAATAACCAAGGCCGAGTCGGTGCCCTTGTCGATGGTGCGCAATGTTTGCGCGTGGGCAGCGCCGTGTATAAACACTAGCGCCAGCGCCAACCACACAAAGCGCTTAGACATCGAACACCAAATCGACGAAGCCGGCGGAACCTGCGCCGCCTGCAGAAGCGTTGCTACCGTCAGCGCCTGCACCACCACCACCGGCGCCGCTATTCGCAACGGCGGCCGCGACACCAGAGACACCGGACAGGTTACCGCTCCCACCAGCGCCGCCAGCGCCTTTGAACGTCGAACCGCCACCACCACCACCACCGTATGTGGTGTTTGCAGCGCCTCCAGCTCCACCAACCATCAAGTCCTGCGTGCCGCCAATGGTGCCACCGACACCGTTACCGCCAGCGCCGCCAGCGGGGCCGACGTATTGCGTGACACCTTGCAGCGATGTGACCGAAGCGCCCGCGCTGGCTGGCGCGGTGCCCGCCGCGATGCCACCGGGCCCACCAGGTAGCACAATATTGACGCCCGGTCCCACAATCGAAGTGGAGCCACCTGCCGTGCCATTGCTGGTCCATGCTCCGCCACCGCCAGCCGCGCCAATCGTGATAACGTACGCACCGGGGAACACACGGAGCGTACCGAGAATTGTAGAACCCGCACTACCACCACTCGCGCCAACGGTTGCGGAGTTACCGCCGCCGCCACCACCGCCACCGGCCCCCGCTCTGATTTCGACGGTCGTAACACCGTACGGGAAATACACCGTGCGCGAGGACGTAACCTGCAACAACCGCCGCACCTTCTGCCGCGGCTTTGGCCCCGGGAACGACGTACGCTTCGCGGGATGCGTCTCTGGTGAATCCGGCAGAGAGCAGCTCATAGCGCGGTGAAGCTGGCGGCCACGCCGGTGAACGCCCAACCGCCAGAAACAGCGGTGCCGAGACACACGTTGATCTTGTAGCCCGCGGGCAAATCAATGCCGCCCGCGAAACCGGCTTCTGCCAACAGATCAATCGGGTACGGCGTGATGGGTGCGCTGTTTGATGCGGTCGTGACCGGCAACGGAACGTCACCGATCAGCGTGTTATTGCCTGCGGTCGCGTTGGTGCTGCCGTTGTTGATGAACACACGCGCGACGGTCGCGACATTCGAACCGGCCGCTAAGGCCATCACGGCATCGCACCGCCCGCCATTCGTGGCGGCGGCGGTGAATACGGTCAAGACGGTGCCGGTTCCATCGGTGTTGGTGTTCGCCGCGGTGAGTGAGCCCCACGCGCATTGTGGTTGTCCTGCGAATACTGGTGCGGTATTGACTGCCATTTAGTGCGTCCCCTTCGGCATGTACATTCCATGCCACTGAAAATTGACTAACGATTTCCCTACAACGCGTACTCTTCCGCCAGAAACAATGTCGCGCGCGGCGCCGACGCGGCCGGTGCGCTGGCTGTGATCACGCCACCGCTGATCGTGATACCGGAACCGGCCGCAATCTCGGCCGGTGTGCCGGTGCCATCCATCCCGACCAACGTGTTCGCCGTCCCATGCGTCAGTTCTGGCAACCCGACGACGTTGTTCGCAATCTGTGTCGCGAACGAACTGCCCAAGACGCCGCTGAACGTGACGTCACCCGTTGCGACAACCCCGCCTAATCCGGTGCGGATCTGATACAGTTGCACCTTCTTGCTGTCACCGCCCGCGGTCTCCATCTCAAACGACACGCCGTCAACTACATCCGGCGTATCCGCCTGGTCTAAATCCGCAATCCGTACAATGCTTTCACTCATGCCGCGACTCGGTAAATGGAAGGGCCGCACCCACGATAGCGGCCGTCACTGGTGACGCGGTTCGCGCGCCGCATGGTGGCGCCCCATCCGATCATTTCACAGAGACCGGTGGTCGTGTCCGGTCGTTTGGTGGTCAAAATCAATGGCGTACCAACGGCATCACCGCGCAGCCGCAATTGGTAGCGGCTTTCCTTGACGCCCACCACGCTGCCGATTTCGCGCGCGTCGATCGCGGGCGTTAGTTCCGTAACCCAGCGGAACATGTGCAAGCGTTCCGCGCGCAACAGTTGCCGACGCGTCGCTTCCGCCAGCGCGTCTGATTCCGTGTTGAACCATGTGTACTCGGTCGCCACGACGGCGCCTTTATGCCGTGTGACAATCGCATCGTTTTCATATGTGGCCGCGCGCCACTCCTTTTCTAGCACCGCGCGGCGATCGCTGGCCACACCAGCGGCGAGCACTTGACCGGGCGCGTAGTTCCGACCCCAGTATATGGTTTGCTGCCAGGTGGGGTTGCCACGATCGCGATCCTCTGGCGTGATACGTTCGAGCGAATCTTCGACCACACGCGGGATGGTGTAGCCGACCGTGACGGGGCGTTCCAATCGCTGGAAGCGGACTTCGCCTGTCTGGTCAAACAACCAGCTCGCGCCCACCGTTTTCGCCAGTTCGTCCAGCAACGCGGTCGCGCTCACATCGTCCGATACCCAACGGCCCAGCGGCGCGCTGTTCGCCGCATCCATCGCGGTCACATCAGCCGCCCTTACGGTATACGTGCCCGCGTCGCCCTTCTCCAGCGACAACCGCAACAACATCTGCACCATCAACGAAGCCGCAGTGGCATCGGCGGGGTCTGCGTGTTCGTCTGCGTCCACTGTGATTTTGCCGTCAGGCTGCGAGCCCAACCGCACATAACACCCTTGCGAACCCGAATAGACGCGGTACGTGAAGGCGGATGGCGCGACCGTTAACAAATCCGCGTAGCTCGCGTACGTGGCACCGGCTACTAAATCGATACCCGAATCGCTCACGCGCGTCACCAACCCAGCGCGATCGCTCACTTGGTAAATCAGTAACGCCGCATCAACGATGGGCACGGGCAGCGTTGTGCAACCGTTACCTATCAAGATGGGCTTCGGCGTGCTCTTGAGGTCGGACCCGGTGCCTTCGACGCCACCCGTGCCGGCAAACAAAACCGACTGGAACGGGTGATCCAATTCGGTTTGCCGGTCGCGCATCGTGAACTGCACCGTGTCGCCCACGAATTCCGGATGCAATACCGTGCCGGTAAAGATGGCGGTCCGGCTGGAAAAGGCAGCGCCCGCGGCCAAGCGATACACCCGCACGGCGCGATGGTCGAAGCTGTAGTTAATGAGGTAATCCAGCGCGCCGTCTTGGTTCGCCAGCTCCACACCGCCGACACTGACCGATGCGCGGCCGTACGTGGTGCCTTCGGCAAACAACGACTGCGCGATATCCATGGCCTGCGTCACGCGCTCTTGGTAGTGCGTGTTTGCGGGCGTATCCGCCGGCCCCGTGACACGGCCCACCGTCGCGAAGCGCAACGTGGTGACCGTGCTGGACCGCGGCGGCAAGCACTCCAGCTCGACCAGGAATTCGTACGCGCTCATTGTGCGGCCAATGTGCGGGCTGTCCGACCGAGCAACCGCACTGTTTCGGCGCTGTGCTCACGGATCGCGTGCAACTGTTCCACGGACTGCGCGCCAACGTCCGCATCGACCCCGACCAACTGTTGCAGCAATTCAATCACGCGATCCTGACGCTCCGTCAGCGTGACCAACGCGGCGCTATCTGCTTGCTCCGTCGCACTCGGTCCACTCACCACCGGCACCGGTGCGATCGTTACGCGGTCCGCCCCTGGCGCTTCGATCTGGCGCTGATAGTACGCCATCGCGGTCGCATAGAACGGGTCCAACGCGACGCGTGCGTTGTGGCGGGCCTGTTCGTTCTTGACGAGTTCAGCGATCTGGTCAGCCGCGGCTTTCTCGATCGCGAGTTTCTGTGCGTCCATCCGTTTCAGCGTTTCCGCAGTGTCCGCGCTGATCTTGTCTTTCTGCTGCTCCAGCAACGAAATCGCGGCATCGGCCGCTTTCTCGGCCGCTGTTTTGATATCTTTTTGGAACGCAATGTCACGCGCCGCCTGCTCCGCGGCCGCATCTTTCAGCGCCTGCAGGTTTTCCAATTGTGTCTGTGCGATCGCAACGGCATTCGCGGCGGCATCCCGCGCGGCGGTATCCGCACCCAGCGCCCCGCCAAATTGCTGCGTCAGTGCGTCGACCGTCGAACGCACCAACGTTTCGTCCTTCCCGAACGCGGCGCCGCTGGCGTTCACGGTGCGGCTCGCCTGCAGGAACGCGGTCGCGATCTGTGGCAATTGCGACGCGGCTTCTTTGTCGCCGCTGCGGGCTTGTTCTGCTAGCGCCGTAAACTGCGCCCGCGCCAAGTCCGCCTTGGCCGTCGGGCTCAAGCTGGACTGGTCCGACAGACCAAACGAGCGAGAGAAACCAGACAACGCGTCGTACGCACGCTTCGTTTCTGCCAGATTGGATTCCGCGACCTGCAATGCGGACTGCGCGGCCTGAATCAGTGCTTGCTGACCCTTGATCTGCTGGTCGTAGAATTCGGCCGTGGCCTTCGCTTGCGTTTCGATAATCTCGATTTGCGCGTCAGCCGCCGCGATGGTGCTGGCCAGCCGCGTCTTCTCGAATGCGATCTGATCGTCCAACGCTTTCAACTGTGCATCCGCCGCGGCTTGCACCACTTCGGCCAGCACATTCAGTGCCGCGATTTCACCAGCGGCGCGTTCATTGATCGCTTTGGTCCCGTCCTCAATCGCGCGCTGCATGCGGACATAGCTGTCCTCGGTGCGCTGCGTGAATTCGGCGAGGTCGATGTTAAACTGACTGGCACCGCTTGCTCGGAGGTCCGCGATTTCTTGACGGTTTTGGGCGCCTCTAGTGAAATCTTGCGCGGCGCGGTCATCACCGAGCGTGTTCAGTACGCGACTGATCAACGATTCACTGGTGCGCGTGTCCGCTTCCAGCCGCGCGGCATAGAACGCCAACGCCTCGGCCGCGTTGTAAGACGCCGCCGCCAACTTCTCCGCAGCCGTGGCGGCATCCTCAATCCGACGGCGCTGCGTTTCCTGCAACGCGGCCTCATCACCAGAGCGCTTATCGGTGAAGCCGATGGCGCCGATGTTGAAGTCGGACACGGAGCGAGCGACCCGCTGTGCTTCGGCGGCGCGTTGCTTGGCTAGTTCCTGTTCGGCAATCTGCGTCTGCAACGTCGCGCGACGCGACGCTTCGGCGACGCTGATGCCCGCCTTGATGTTGGCGAGTCGCTCTTCCTCAATGGATTGCGCGATCGCCATGGCGTCCGCTTCCGCGTCCAGCCCTTGCACGCGCAGTGCGAGGATGTCGTTGCCGGTTTTGAAGCTGGCTTCGATGGCGGCAGCTTCTTTCTTGATTTGCTCGATGCGTTGGGCTTCGAGGGCGTCTAGTTCTTTCAACGCCGCCACATACGCTTCATTGCCCTGCACAATCTTCCGCGGGTCACGCTCTCCCTTCGGCGCCCGCAACGAATCGGCCTGCTGACGCAACGTGATAAACTGCGCCCGTACTTCGGCGATGGCTTGTGACAGGTTGTTGGCAATGCCGTTCGCCACATCCCGAATCGATTGCACCGTCAACGCGTACGCGGCGCGCAGCGCCTTGTTCGCGGCTTCGTTCTCACGCGCGGCTTTCGCGGCGCCCAGCATCCCGCCGATCATGCCGGAGAGGCCGCCGATGAGGGCGCCAGCCGCTGCGCCCCATGGGCCCGCCGCAGAGCCTACCGCCGCACCGCCAGCCGCACCGCTCAGGAAGCCTTTGCCAGCGCTGCCTGATTGAAATCCAGACTGCGCGGCACCGATGGCAATGCCTGCACCGCCCGCAACCGTCTGTAGGCGCTGCGCTGACTTGATCTGCGCTTCGATTGCACCCGTAGGAAGCTTAGCTTTCGTCGCCTTATCAAGCAGGTCAAACAATCGGTCAAGCGCCGCACTCGTTTCCGACAGCATCCGATTCACAAAGCTGCCCAGTGTGCGAAAGAACGATTCGAACCGGAACTCCCCATCAGCCAGTGCGTCACTGATGCTTAGCCGCAGGTCGCCTTTGATCCCTGCAGCCAACCCACGTCCTGTCTTGGCCGCCTCATTGTTCAGATCCAGCAACAACTTCCGACGCTCAAGTATCGCGTTTGTTGCCGCTGCCTCGGTCTTGAGGTTCTTTTCGTTCTCAATGAATCGCAACGATGCGTCCAACTCCGACCCGGTGAGCACGCGCCGCGCCGCAATCTCCGCATTGATAGCGTCCTGTTCAATCACGCGTCGCGCCAGCGCTTCCCCTTCAAGCTCTACTAGCTCGTACGCTTGCCTAGCGAGCCGCACACGGTCTTGGTTTTCAGCGTTCAATTGCTTGGCGCGCTCAATACGAACCGTGTCGAGCCCCAAGCTTTCCTCTTGCTTGATCGCATCAATCGCTTCGCGCAATTGCCTACCCTTTAGTTCACCACGGGCCTTGATCTCTTCATTGATCGCGCGATCGCGCACGACCTGCTCAGCCGCTTCGGCACCTGTCAAACGCGCGAGCGCCAGCCCCTGTTGCGCTAAGCGAACACGCTCTGCATTCGCTGCCGCTAACTCTTTCGCGCGCGCAATGTCTTCGGCACTTGCAATGTTAGGTAACTCTACGCCTTGAGCTGTCCCGAGTTTGCCCAACTCCGCATTGAACTTTTCGGTTTCTTTGGCAACCTCTGACGCCAGCTTCTTGTATGCCACGAAACCAACCGCCAGCGCGGCTACTGCTGCCACCGCCCCCACAGCGCCTTTACCTACGAGCGACAGCAGCGCCATTGCATCCGCGGCTGACCGGATACCCTTTGCCAACGAAATAAAAGCACTGATTGTGGACGTTGCCGCCAGCAGTGCCGTATAAACGGCGGCAGCCTTTGCCGCCGTTGAATAGGCCACATAGGCGATGGCCGCCGCACCGATTGATTTCGCTAGCGTGACAAATACTGCAGCATTGTCTTTTATGACGCCGAGCGCGATACCCACTGAATTCAGGAAGCCGACAATCCCGCCTGACCCAGCGCGCGACACTTCAAACAACTCGCCGAATTTGTTGGCCACAAAGTCTAGCGCGCCACCCAGTGTGTTACGGGCGGCCGCCGCGCTCCCACCAACTTGTGTCTCCAACTCAGCCAATATGATGCGCTGGGCTTCCGCCATGCGCCCTGTTTCTGCAAGGGCGGTGATGACACGCGCTTGTTCTTTGCTGAATTGGATACCGGTGCGCGAAAGCGCGCTCAATCCTTTTTCGGGATCATTGAGCGCTTTGCCTAACTGCAGTGCCGCTCCTTTTAGATCACCTCCCATTCGCGCAGCAAGATTCGCGACCGCGAGTGTGGCCTTGTCGAACTGATCGCCGCGAATACGAGTGAATGTCAGCAGGATCGCTTGCGCGCCTTGGACCGCTTCGTCACTGTAGCGCGTGACATTTTGCAGGCTGGTCGCCATGGCCTGCAACTGTACGACCGTGCGTCCAGCGACTCCGCCCGTGCTCTGGACCGCCGCTTCCAATTGGGCCTGCGCATCTTGTGCTGCGCGCGACTCGTCAACGACCTTGCGTATCGCTATGGCAGCAGACGCAAACGTGACAAATCCTTTGGCAAAGCCCGCGAGCTTGGACTGCGCCGCAACGGCGCCACCACCCAGCCGGTTTAGCTCTTTGCCAAGGGATTGGGTCGCGACAATCGCGCCCGTGGCATCGACGCGAAGCCCCAGCACGGCAACATCAGCCATGCGCGATCACCGGATGTAAGCGTACGGCATCCAATTGCAGCAGCGCGGCGCACTCGGCCTCGTTCGGCGAATGCCCCGTCAGTACTGACCACGCATGTAGGGTCGTCCAGTTCAATGGCGCCACTCCGTCCATAGTGATCCCGCTGCGGCCATGCAAATCGTCTGACCAATCCCGCAGATATTCCAATGCGACGGGGCACGATGGCCCCTCTAACTCCTGCAATGCGGCCGCGTACTGTGTCGAGTCGAGGCCGAACCGTTCCCGCATCTGTCGCGCGTGCTGTTCCAAGTGCGTCCGTGGCACGCTGCCGTCTTTCTGTGGACGGTCTAACGAGGCCACGAACGCAACGTGGTCAATCAGCTCGGCGAGTTGTTCACGAAAAAACTGCCGTGTCCGTCGATGCCCGCTTCGACTTGCTCCAGGATGTGTTCAATCTTGAGCAGGGCCCGCGCGTTCGGTGTGGTGCAGTCCAGCGGCTTGCCGGCGCTCTCCCATCCATGCCAGCGCGAGACCGCGGCCGATGCCTGACGAATGCGATTCCGGGTAATGTCTTCCGGCTCCAAACGCGAGCGGCGCTGTGCTAGCATCTCGCGCTGAATCGCGTGCTTCTCGGCCCGGTAACGCTTCGCGTCACTGCCGGTCACGCCAATTGTGGAGGGCGTCCCATCTGCGGCCGTGTACTGCGCACCATTCTTCTGGTAAATCGGGATATCCGCGACGCGTTCGTCGTTCGCGAGATCCTGTTCCAACTGGGTAATATCAGCCATTGTTCCAGCGTCCTTTGCAAATCGGGTGCCGTACCCCTGCGACGTGGACGCTGCGCTCAGGGAGCCATCGACTGACGGGGTACGACACCACCGTGTTTTCGTACGGTGCAACGACGCGGATGGGTAGCGTCCAACCACCACCCGCGCTCCAGCGTTACCTGCTGCCGAACCGCCTACGCACCGGCAGTACCACATCCTCATCACTGACCACTTCGGCCACACTCGGTTCAGGTGCTGTGGTGGTTTGTACTTCCACCACCGCGCGCACCGTCAACACTTCACCAATTGCAGCCTTCGCCGCTTCCGCGCTCACGTAGTCGCGCAAGTTCACGATCAACGCGCCCGCGTTCGGATGCTGTTGCCGCAACGCTTTGGCCTGCGCCGCAATCTCTTGCTGCACGGCCAAGACGCTACCGCTGGCACTCAGCGCGAGGCGCATTAGGCTGCGCTGGTGCTGAAGCTGATCATGGAATCGTCATAACCGGCGGCGGAACCCTTCGTGCCGGTAATGAAGTTCGAGGTCGCGACCTTGGCGCCGTCATTACCCTGGGGATCGCTGAACGACGTCCACTTGAGACGCGGCATAAAGATCGACAGGAAGTCTTTCGGCTCGGATTCCGGCTCCACCAACAGGCCGTGAAATTCGAATTCCGTTTCCGCGGTGAAGGCCGAGAGCTGCGCGAAGTCGGCGAGTAGGTAGGTGAACGAACCAGAAATGTTGGCGTTGGACAGCCACACGTCGGGCGACACATTGCCGCCGATGATCGGCAGCGTCTGGCCTGAGAGGTCGATGTTGATTTCGAAGCCGGTCAGGTACGACACATCCACACCACCCAAACGAATCGTGGCGTTCACCCAGTTGAGCGGCACCGTGGTCGACAGCGTAGCGCTGGTGAGTGACGGCGAGTTGGCCGTGGACAGGACTTCCATGTCCATACCAACAATGCCGACTTCCACCAGCGCGGTCGCGTCGGGCTGGCCGGTGATCTTCATGGACGACACGCGGCAGCCGCGATACACTTTCGAAATATCGAGGTCTTCGTTGTACTCGTCGAACGTGAAGCTGTGGTCGACTGGCGTGGTGCCCTGAATGACTTTCTTCGCGCGCGTGATCGTGAACGCGGTGTCCGCGGTGGAGTTGACCACCAGCGTTTCCGCAACCGACAGCGTGAGCGTGGTAACGGCCGTGGCGCGCAAGTTGCGGTCATTGTTGCCAGCCGCGGCATGCCCCGTCAGGCGGAACACATCACCGACCTTGATGCCGGCATTCAGCCAACTGCCCGCGCCCGCTACAATGCTGGTCGCATCGGTCGTGATCGAAGTGAGCGTGGCGGTTGCTTCGGTGATGGTGGCGGCCGTGCTCCAGTTGCTGCGCAGCACGGCTTCCAGCAACGCGTCAAACGAGCCAACGCTCAAGTCGCCGCCGTATGAGCCCGCGACATTCTTGGAACCGAGCGTGCCCATCGTACGCTTGCCATCGGCGCGCACTTCGGTCGGGGTGACTTCGGGACGCGAGAGCTGTAGGCCAGCGCCCGCACTCTTGCGGAATTCATACCCACCGGTGCCCGTGACCGCGACACCGATGGTGGTTTCCGCCTTGTACGTGATGCGAACGCGCTGCCCAGATTGATACGTGGCCATTGTGTGTTATTGCAAAGTGTTAGTACTGTAAACCCGATATGGAACGGACAATGTGGACAGCACCCACCCACCATTGACGGCGCGTGGTGCGGAATAGCTCGGCGCGACATCGCCGCGCACGTGTACCGTGTGACTGCCGGCAGCGAGTGCGGTGCCACTCGTGAACAGCGCGGCGACCGCTTGCACACTCTTGCGGAGCGCGGCGGCCCCGGTATTCGCCAACGCATACCAATGCACGATGAACAAGCCCGTGTCTTCGCGCGTGCCGCCCGAGGCGGGCCCGCTGCGGAGGACACTGGGGCCCGTCACTAACGATTGATTGACCCATGGCCGGTTCGCCGTGGGTGTAAAATTCAGGTTGTCATACGCGCGCCCGGTTGGCATCAAGGCTTGCAGCGTGCGGGCCGGGGCGGTCGCTTCTACGGTCAGTCCACCTACGACGGTGATCGTGAGCGCTTCCACTCTTTGTGCGATGACTGCGGCATTCGTTGTAAAACCAGACGGCGTGATTTCCATGCCATCGGCAAAACCATCTGTGAGGAAGCTGCCGGTTGCGCGGGTGTAGCCCGTCGCGGTCGCTGCCAAGTCCATACTACCGGTGGTCGCGACCACTACGCTTTCCGCGCGCGTCTGGAAGGCGCTGGCAATCAGGTCAAACATTCGTGCGCCCCGCGATCGCTTTCGCTACGGCGTGGGGAATGATACGATCCGCATATGACGCTTCGGTCAGCTTGGCTGAATGGTAGCCGCCGACTTCTGAACGCGGGTCGCCACGGGCAGGATCAAAGAACGCCACATCATTGGCGCCGTCTTCTATGTAAGGGGCGTACTCAACGTTCGTGCTGATCTGCCAAACAGTGGGCGACAGAAACTCTTGCTGGAACGAGGCTTTCAGATTGCCGCCGTCCTTAAGCGCTACCGGTTGCCCCGGCGCTCCCGTCAACTCCGATCCTTCCACCAACGATTCTGCGACCAGTTCGGTAGCGTTGATAAAACTGCGCCGAACCCGATCTTCCGCCGTCACATTGAACGCCTTGAGCGCAGCCGAGAATGCGGCGGCACTCATCGCACCAACTCCAAATAGGCAAACAATACCACGCCGTCCGGCGCGTACGGTTCTACGGTCTTGATCGTGTGCGGAGCACCACTCCAGGTGCATCCCGCACCAACCGCCGGACACTCGCCGTACGTCGACGCCACGAACAACACACGCGGGTTCGCAGATTGCACCAATTGCCCATCCACGTACACCCGACGCCCTGCGCCTGCATCGGTCGCGTAGCCCGCTACCGTGGCGGTCGCCACAGAGCCAAACCCCACCACGCTGCACGACAGCGCCACGCCTTTCTCCGTAACAGACGCCAACGCGCTCGCATGTTGCGTCGCGTAGCTCATCCGCGCACCGTCGAGACTTGCATGCCGCCACCCAGCACGAACCGCGCAATCAATTGCCACACCATTGGGTAGCGACGTAACCCGGTTTTCTGTGCGAACGGGTCCGCCCAACGCGTTGTCAATGGGCCGATCGTTTCTTCGATCACGCCCTCTTTGGCGGGCAAGGCGTAGACATCGCTCGTGCCGGCGCGCAATGTTTCGAAAGCCAATTCACACGTGGCGTCTTGCAGCCAACTCGGAATCACATCTTCTTCAATCAGGGCGTCACGGTCCCCGTCCCACACATCATACCGCGGCCATGCCAGCGCCTGCGTCGACGCCACACGGCGGCCCTTCCATTGCATCGCATTGAGCGCACGGGTGGCGCTAATCACACACTGTTCTTTGGTCGTATTCGAAGCCGACGCCCAACTTGACGCATTGGCGCGCGCTTCCAAGTACGTGTCTGCGGTCGCCACGACCACAAACGCGTTACTCGAAACACCACCGACGGTTGCGTCCAGGACAATCGCCATAGGATAGAGCGGGGGTGCAGGGAAGCGTTAGCAATGAAGCCACACCCCCTGCACCCACACGCTGTTTACCCGAGGATTTTCGCCCCGAATTCGCGGCGGATCACATTCGCGCCGCCGAGAATATCGAAGCTGAACGTGGTCTGCTTGTACTGGCGTGACATTTCCAAACGGAGCGCGATACCCGATACCGGGTCCGTGACCGTCTGGAACGTGTTGCCCACGCCGTTGACATCAGCCAGCGGACGCGAAGCCCATGCGAACGCGTCGCGATGGAACGCCAGGTTGGCCACGTACGCGGTCCCGATCACGGCGAGCGTCGCGCCCGTTGCAGCGGTCGCCTTGAGAGGCGGATAGAATGAAATCGCTTTCTGCACCGTGGCGGACACGGTAACCGCGGCCGTGATCACGTACTGCTGCAGCGAAGATCCCGAACCGAGCGAGAAGATGTCGCCGATCTTGACCGTGCCGGATGCGGTTGCGTTGATGACGTTGAGCGTGGTATCGCCCACAGCGCCTGCGACGGTGGAGGCCACGAAACCAGTGACCCAGCCAGTGCCCGGCGTGTAGGATGTGATGTTCTGGTCCATGTACCAGTCGAGACCGAGCTTGGTCCCGATGGTGCCATTGACAATGCCGCCCTGATCGCCGCGCTGGTCGGACTGCAGGATGTTGGCATTCAACAGGAACGCCGATTCGGCGTCCGGATCCAGCACACCGCGACGGTTATCCAACGGGGCGAGCTGCTTGTTCAGCAATTTGCGCGCGTCGCCGGCCGCGGTGAGCGAGCCCTGAAACGGCGTGGTACCGGCCGCACCGGCCGCACCATAGAAGCCCGTGGCCTTGCCCATGATATACGTATCCACGGCGTTGGCCAGCGACTTGATGGCTTCCGACACCTGCATCGGCACCGTACCGACCATCACGGACGCGACGTCAGAATCGGTCAGGTAGAACGGCGCTTCCTGCCAGAAGTCCAGCGTGACCTGTGCGCTGGTCGGAGCGGATTCGACGTTCGCGGGCGTGGTGACAGACGGCGTGACCGCGCGCGCCGCAATGGCCGACGGGATCGGCACGTTGATGACATTGCCCTTCGATGCGGCTTCGGCGCTGTAGCTGGTGTTCACCAGGCGCGTCATGACCGAATTCTGACGCAACGCCAACAGGCCCTGCGCCAGAATTTTCGGCAGTACTTCGGTAATCGTATTAGCCACGTGTTACTCCAAGAGAATGAGAGCGTGCATTCGCACGCGCATTAGCCAGTGACTTTGATCGTACCATTCGCGATTCCCGGCAGGTTCGCGAGAAACGCGTCATTGTCAAAGGCCGCAATCGTTTTGACTCCGCCCCCGCTGGGTGCAGACTTGGGAGCCCCGCTCCCGGAACTGCCGGTGCCCAAGAACGCATCAGGGAAGCGCGTCTTCAATTCGCTTTCCACAAACGCAGAAATATCCATGGGCGTTCCTTTGCCATCCGCAATACGTGCATTGCCGCGGTCGTCCACGACATACGATTCGTAGTCGTCATCTGTCTCGCGAACGCGCACGAAATCCGCGCCGTACTTAACCAGCAAATCAGTCATACCCTTCGTGCCGCCCGCATCCATGATGGCTTTGCGCATCGCTGAATCGACCAGCCGCTTTTCAATCGCCTTCGTCTGCTTCGCAATCTTCGCGTCGCGGGCCGACAGTTCCTTCTGGTGGTTGTCGGCCATCTGCTTCTGCAACGCCTGAAAATCGCCCTCTTTCGCGGCGCGCTGTCGTTCGGCTTCGGCAGCCGCTTCCTTCAATTTGTTGTATTCGGCCGGGTCTACGCCCTCGTAATTCTTGAGCGCTTCTTTCGCCCGCTTCGCCTCATTCAGCAATTCGTCTCGCTTGGTGATCAGGCCCTGCGTTTCGGCCTGCACCATTGCCTTCACTTCTTCTTCTGAATACGTCTTGATTTCGTCGGCCACAAGCCAACTCCTGCCGGCACAACCGGCCCCAATAGAAAAGGCCCGGCTACGCTCGCGCGTAACAGGGCCACTGGGGCCACACAGACCAGCAAATGACCCTAGCCACCGGCTAGGATTCGAACGGGTGCAATCTAAAGTAGTGTACTCGTGTTTGTCAAGGGGGTAGCGGCAGTTTCTTTCAAGTTTCTTGCGCGCACTACGCCGCCGCCTTGAAATCCGGCAACATCACCTTGCCGTTGGAATCAGACAGCCCCGGCAACCTCTTCAAAAAACTCACCGGCTTATCCCGCAACGCGTTCGGCAACGTGTCGCCCTTGAAGATGAACCGTTCCGGATCGCGGCGTCGCATCATTTCCATCCACACGGCACTGATGCACAGATCGAACTTAGAGAGCCACACGCGCCCGTCAATCTCGCCCTCTACGGTCACCGCACTCGCGCCACTCGCCAACGCGTTGCCGCCGTCTGCGTGCATCTGGGTTGATTCGCGGAGCCATTTGTCGTACGCGGGCGTCCCCAGGATGGCGCCTGCCGGTCGCTTGCTGGTCACGCGCAGCGCGCAGTCCGCGCCCAGCACCGACACCTTCGACGCGCCCACGAACCCCGCCATATCCATCGCACGGGTGACTGTGTTCAACCCCGAGCCCGCACGGCAACCGGGCGGGTACAGCGTCAGATACAGCCAGTCCTCATAACTGGCCGATTGCATCACGCCGTCCTCGTCCGGCCAGCTCACCGCGGGTTTGTCGACACCCACGTAGTTGTGGAACCATCGCAGGCGGCGGTTGCGCCCCTGCAGCAACGCCGTCAGGTGCGGGTGAATCGTGGTCGCGACCAGGTATTCCACATCCGGCGCCGTCGCCCATTCCGTCAGCATGGCCGGCGTCTGGTCGACCGTGAACCCGTGCGTGACTTTGATGCCTTTCGCGAGCAGGTACGGCAGCGCCGAATTGCACGCCCACACTTGGTCCGCTTGCTCGCAGACGTGCAGGTAGTCCGATAAGCTGGGCCCCGCGCCCGCGATCACGATATGCTGGCCGGTGGCTGAATCCGGACGCACCATGTGGTGCACGTTGGCCGATTCGCAGGCGTCGCGGAAAGATGCGACGCTCGTCATGGCGGGGGCGGTGGGTTGGTTGGTTGTTAGCGCTTCGTGTAGCGCCACCAGCCCAAAGTACGGCTCCAGCTTTTCGGCGGCGTTTGGTGCGGCCACCTGCAGCGCATCATGCATCGCCGCTTCCACCGCAAACGCATTGCCGACAATGAAGCTTTCAAAGTGAGCACGGACCGGGTTCTGCAATTGGATTGTCGGGCCTTTCTTCCGTTTACTGCGCTGCATCTTGCGGCGGCTGTTGCTCATTCGCTCTTGATTGGAGTAGGCTTCACGACGTGCAATTTTGTGTACAGCGGCGGCGGCATCGGCTCATCCCGTTCCTGCATCACGGCCGCCATCTCGGTCGCGTGGATGTAGGCGGACGTGAGTTGCAGCGCGTACTCTGGCGTGATGCCGTCACTCAAGATGGCCAAGAAGTAACGACGGTGCAGGGCGGCGGATTCTTCGGGGGTCATGCGACCTGCAACAATTCAAACGTTGCGGTATTCGCGTACTCTCCCACGGAATGATTCATCGCGACGATACGAAAAGATTCGTATGTAATGCCGTCGGTTTCGATGGTGATACAATTCTCTCGAATAAATGCGCCACGCAACAAATCGAACTCAGGCGGTGATTCAGTGCCCGCTCCCCACTGGAACGAAAGCTCTGTGACTGGTCTTGTCAGGATCTTCCGGCTCTTGACTGTTGCAGGCGCTTGCGGCTTTGGCACTGGCACACTATCGGCAATGTGCGCAGCGCCTGCAATGGCCGTCGCACCCACAGCCACCGCCGCACCAGCTCGCAAAAACTCGCGTCTATTCATGGCGTCCAATGTACCACCTATTCATCCTTTTCGCTATAGATCGGCAAGCACCGGCAGTTGTATGTGGAATCGCCGGGCAACTCTTCCCCATTGCTGAAATTCGCGTCAAACGGCACCGTCTCGCCGTTCATGGCGTCGTGTTCTTCTCTCACCTTGGAGTCACCAACAGTCCGCCACGATTTCACCGCCAAGTGCCGCTTAATAATCCCCGCATCAATCGCCGCACCATAACTCGCGCGGTTCGCTTGCTTGTAACTTTGGAGCGTTGTTGTGCGGGCTACCGTATTCGCATGTTGCGCGATCCGTCTGTTGGTGTAACTCTCCACAATCCTATCAATCTTCGCCTGCGTCAGCCCGCCCTTCTCGATCATCTTCACAAAGCGTTTATCAATGTCATACGAAACCGCTTTCGCCGCATCCCCACTCTCTAACGCCAACCGCAAGTTGCGCACATACGCGACTTGATTGGGCGCAATCCCAATCACATCCCGCACCGTACGCGCCACCGCCAACGGCGAACGGCCCGCTTGCAACCCATCGGCAACCGCCACCCTCACCGTCTCGCGCACTTCCTGCTTAAACGAGAGGATGCGCTCATCCAGCACCCCAATCGCCTGCATCACGCGCGGCGAGAGCGTGTTGAACGCAATCATCGGCCGCCCTTCCAGCATCGCGCCTTGGATCTGCTCCCTTGAAAACCGGAACGAGTCGACGGTGGTGTTATACAACCCTTCCCGGAACTCCGCGAACGCTTGGTTGAGCACGTCCTCGGTCAACAGTTCCGCGATCCGGCCGGACTGAATCAAATCCTCTAGACGCGACAGCGGCATCTGCGTCTGCAGGTACTGCACCGCCCGCAGCCAGCGCGCACGCTGGCCCGCCTCCATGCGGGCGGTTTTGATCTTGATTAAGCGTAGGAGGCGGCGTTCGGTGGGGGTCATAGCGTGCCGATCATATCACGGGAGCGCTCTTCCTCTCGTTCGTCTTTCACCCGCGCGATACTCGATTCTGTTTTCTCAATCACGCCCCGCACGTCACTAATCAGCACCGTGCAGCGCTGCCCCCAAAGATCCGGGGCAGTAAATGAATGGGTTTCCATGTACCACAACTCCCGAAACTGTTCCAAGTATTCCACGGGGAACGCCCAGTTGCCAGAGTCCTTGCAGACCAGTACAAAGTGTGGCTGTTCGTGCGCTAAGCTCACTGTGCCGCCCTCACCACCAACGCAGACGGCCGCATGGTGCCGTTGTGGCGAAAGAAAGAAAAGGCGTAATCAGTCGGCCCGTCCAGCAGTTGGTAGAAGTCGACACGGGCCACGCCCGCTTCACGTGCTGCATCAATCGCGGCTTGCGTTTGTTGCGCTTGTGCATCATCAATGGCCGCATCACTCATCGCGCCCCATGCCGCTTCAATACCGTAGCGATCCGCGCCCACTTCGGTCAGCCAAAGCGGCATGGTTGGCGGCACCACCGCGCGCAGCGCCGCCGCCCGCAGCCGCACGCAACGGCCAACGTCCACGCCGTAGCAGTGGAAGGACCATGCGTCCAGCAGGGGTGTTGGATCGATTTGGTTGGCGGCGAACCACTGGTAATACTGTTGCGTGAACAACGGCTGGTTGTCGTTACTCGAAAGACCCATGCCAACGAACTTGGCGGTCGGGTCAGCCGCACGCGCCCACGTCATAGCGAAGTAGACCGCATACGCGTAGTCGTGGCCCGAATAGCCAGCGTGTTCATTCCACTCATTGCCCATTTGCCATACGCGCCCAGGGAACCGCATCGCCAACGCTGGCATAACCACCCACGGCAACCCTGACGGCACGTTCGCGCTATACGGGAAGAAATCATGCACCACAATCAGCGGTTCAATACCGGCTGCGTCGAAGGCGGCGAGGCGGGCTGCGAACTGGGCGTCGTACTGTGGGGACGCCTCTTTGGTGTAATAGGTGATGCGCGTGGTGTGCACGCCCACCTGACCCAGCATCCCAATTTCATCCCCGTAGCCGTGCGTGCCGATGCCAACCGGCATACTGGCAGCGGGCGTAGTGGACAGCAACGGTGCCGTGGTTGGTGTGGCGTCCGGCGAACAGGCGGCCAACAGCGCGAGCGCAAAGAGGCGTTTCATTTTTGTATGAAAGGGTTACCAGAAATGAACCAACAATAGGCAACCAAACGTTGCCCCATTCAGCGAAGCGAAAGGGCAGTCAGCCCCCGTCCGCTTGCAACACTTCCTCCAACACATCCACAATCCGAAAGTCACCCGTCGCGGTCAACGCGTACTGGAACTTGCCTCTCACCGCAACGTCCTTCCCATTCAACCGCAACACCGGATCGGTCACGGTGTGCGGGTTGCCGCTGTGTGGTGGGACGTCGCCACCGCAGCAGGGGCCGCCGATGTATTGGCTCACTTTCCCACCAACCGCTTCACCCACCGCAGCGCCTTCCGCCAGTTCTTTTTGACGTAGCTGGTCGCGACATCAACCGCCGCGTCTTTCGCGGCGTCTTTGATCGGGTCGGGTTTGGTCATGGTTTCTCCAATGTTTGCACGAGTCGGTTCACATACCATTGCGCCTTCTTTGCGTCTTGCAATGTATCGTCTTTCTTGCCCGCGCGCCACAAGTATTTCACCACTTGCCCGCGACAGTACGCCGCGAATCCGTCAGCGCCCAATGCGCTTTCAATCGCATCGATGCATTCCACCGCGCCCGCGGTATAATGCGGCGGGTGGTTCACGGGGTCGGGTTTGTTGACACTGGCGGCGTAGATGCACGGGTGCGGCTCCCCTCGCATGCCCGGCGTGTTGCAGAGGACGCACAGACTATTCACGGAGTCGGGCGCCGTTGCAATCGGGTTATGCTTCGGCGCATGCTTGCATGTTGAGTAATGGAACCCCGCGCCGTTGCAGCCATGGCACACGGGCACCGTCGATGTCGTGACACGCGCAACCCGACACGGCGTCGACGCGTCACAGTCGCAGATGGGGTAGGCGCAGTCGCTCACGCCGCCACCTTCTGCTGCGGTTGCTTGGCAGAAGCGGCCATCTCAAACTGCGCCTCCAATTGCGCCGCTGCTTTCTCTTCTTCGGCAATCATGGACGCCTCCATCTCCCTTTCAATTCCGGTCAAATCTTCCGACTCATCAATGATCCCGCCCTTCTGCATCGGCACCAATGCCAAGCGCACGGGCAACTTCATGTCACGCACCGCACCAGACAACGCCGTCAGCATCTCCGGCGCCATGCTCATATCCGTGTACTCACGGTTGATCGTCAAAGAGCCGCCACCGGTCTTGATGCCGCGGAAACGCGCATGGAAGCCGAGCGCACGTTCCGCGCCGTCTTGCAACCCTCGCGCCGTCACGCTCAACTTCGAATCACTCGCCCCCTTATCAATTTCCTTGCCTTTCGCGGTCTCGGCCGCACGCTTCTGCGGCGCCAACATGGCCAGACTCGCCGTGCCGATATCAGACTTCAAATCGTCCAGCGCCAGCTTGCACGCGCCCAGCGAGGCGCCGTCGTGGCTAACATAGGCTGCTTTGGCGTCCGGGCTCGTGAACTGGAAGCTCGTATCCGGCCCCAGCACCAGCGGCCCTTCACTCTCGCCACCCCCCGACACCGTAAAGATCGGCACGCACGTCTTGTGCATGCTGTTTGCGTAGTCGCTGTACTGCTGGTAGTGCGCAATGTTCAGGTATGCGACATCTTCCAGTGTCGGCCGTGACACGAGGCGGCCCACGCGACCGCTGGTCACCACTTCCGCGACCGGGATTTCTACCTGGTTCCGGAACACCCCGTTACTCATGATCTGCACGGTGTTCTCTTTCGTGATCATTTCCACACGCCACGTCACCACGCCGCCTTCGTTGGCCAGCACGCGGTATACGGTCTGTTCTTTCTCGCCATAGACGCCTTCGGGCACCATGGTCGTTTCGCGGATCACCAACTGCGTCAGGATCGTTTGCCCGTTCTCGTTCGATTCGCGGAAGCTGACGATCTGCCCCTTCCGGATCGGCACCCAATACGGACGCATGCCATACGCTTGCTCTTCACCGCGCGTCGGCACCAGCCCGCCGGTATCCGCGTAATCCACCAGAATCAACGCGTGTCCGTCAATCATCGCGTCCTGCAGCAAGTCGCGGAGAAACACGTCCCCGTGCGTGCCGGCCAAGTCGATGTTCTCCCAATCCGTCGCAATCACGCCCGGCACATCTTCGCCCAGCACCGGGTCTTTCCGCATAATGAACCCGACCAGACCTTCAATCGCGGTCCGGAACATGTTGAAAAAGACGGACCGCTTCAACCGAGCATTGTAATTGATCGGATCTTCGCCCGGTGCTTTCGGCAGGTATTGTGTGGTCTTGTCGTGCAGCGCGAACTGGCCTTCGAAGCAATCGCGGGCCAACCACATCGCGGCCTCTTGTTTCTCCACCGCGCCGCTTTTCGTGCTCGGCAGGTTCGGCTTGGTCATAGACAGCGAGCCAGCGCCGCCATTGGTGCGGAGCGGGCCGTTGCCGGGTTCGTTGCCGCCGGGATTGTACTGCAACATGGGTGCGGTCATTCATTCCTCATTGGTGGTAAGTCCCCTGTCTCATCGTATGGCGAATTGTGAGCTTCGAATCAGCCCCAGCGGCTGCATCTATTTGGTCATCATGCTTACCATTCGGGAAATCGGCGGCTTCCGCCCGAAAATCATCGCGCCACTCCCCTGGACATAGCACGACGTTGCCCGCTTCCGCTTTAGATGCAAGCGGTTCCGCACGGTGTATCTTCTTGCCGGTTGGATGCTCTGTGTTCACAACAAGCCCGACATTCTGCAGTCTCCGCACCAGCGCAGCCGTCCGTTCTTCGCCTGCGATACCTGCCTCTGTTTCAATCCACCATGTTAACCGCCCCCTGTACCTCTGCAGATCGTCAATAGCTACTCTCAATAGCTCGACATCGCGTTCGTGAATGCTTTTCCGGAATCGTGTGACATCGACAATGGCCGTGCGCTGGTCCGCCATACGGCACGCCAACGCACCAGCGGAATAGTCCGGATCATGCCCCTTGCCTTTCGGTTCAGTGCCTGCCAAATCCCAGTAACGAACAAGCGAACCCGTCGACGGTATTTCGTCTATCAATTGCCACCATGACCACTTGAACATACCGCCTTCGCGCGGACGCGGGCGCCCTTGCAGCAACGATGCAAAGCCATATGCACCTAGCTCTTGGCGCTTTTCTTCAAGCCATTCCGTGCCACGAAGTTCAGGCCAGAGCGGTTCCCCTATCACGCGACCCAGCGCGTCGTTTTCTTCCGCTTCTGCTGGCAAATCAACAAAGGTCCACCGATCACGCTGCTGGTCCAGCAAACGGCCCGCGGGGTCGTCTTGGTGCCAGCGACTCATTGTCATAACCACAACTGTGTGTGGCTCGCATCGGGCCAAGATATCGTTTGTCAACCAATCCCATACCTGGTCGCGCTTAGCCAGAGATTCCGCATCGTCGCGTGAGCCAATTGGGTCGTCGATAATAATGACATCCGCATTCACGCCAGCCACGCCAGCGCCAGCGCCGACTGCCTGCACGCCACCGCCCGATTGCGTTTCCCACTCGCCTGCAGCGTTACGGTCTGCGCTCAGCGCAATACCGCGCGAACCTGCGAGCCGCCGAATGTCACGACTGAACTTTTGCGCGCGACGTTCGTTGTATGAGCAAATCAGAATGCGCGTCTTGTTGTTCATCTCCAAGCGATAGACCGAATACGCAATCGTATTGTGCTCTGTCTTACCGTGGCGGATCGGGACTTGAAAGTATACCCGGCGCAGTCCGTTGAACGTCACGTCGTCCAGGTAGCGCTGCATCTCCACAAAGTGCGGCGCCGTCCACTGATACTCGGGGCGTGCATCCGTCATCCACTCGCCGAACTGCTTGACGATGGGGCCGGTGCCGGGCACAAAAACACCGCGCTCGCGCAACCGCTTTCGCTTCGCGATAACCGCCAAGGCGCGTTGGTCGCGGTCGGCGCTATTTCGGGAGAGTATCAATGCTCCCGCCTTTGGCCAGATGATCCAACTGTTCGTCCGTCAGTTTGTCGTAATCGAGATTGATATTGAGCGTCGGCTTGTCGATGCCGACGTGTTTCGCAAGGATCGGGAATACCGCCAGTGGATTGTGCATGACGATTTCGGGGCCGTGCGGCGTGTGCTTGACACCGGCATACAAAGCGGCGCCTTGTGGCGACAGGTTCCGAGTATCTTTAAAGTGCGCGACCGCGACGCCATTGCCTCGACAGATTTTGCACGCGGGGTTCGGCGTGCCGTGTGGATCTGCGTTGTCTGACGGCGGAAAGCAATCGGGGCAAGGTACGCGCCGATGTTCCGCCAGTTCGTTGGCATTCGCCATGAACAAATCCATCAGGCGCTTGAGTACAATGTCTTGAGTGATTTCCATACGTTTATTACGCGCCTCAATCCCTTCACGAATCGCGGCCTGAATGTGCGGCTTCGCCAGCAGCTTGCACGCGGATGCGCTCGCCGTTTTCGCGCTGTATCCGGCTGCAATGTACGCGGAAATAGCGTCCAGTTTGTCGTCTGCCAAATAGTGCTGCACAAACAACTCGTGCCGTGCGCTGTACACATTCGGGCGCGGTCCCATCTTCTTGCGCCGCTCCCCGTAGCGCGCCATCACCTCGCCACCACTTCCACCAACGCTTTGCAGCGCGGGCAGGCGCACACGGGGCCGTTGCCGGTGCGGGGGGCGTGGGTAACGACGCGCGCGATGGCCGGTGTGGCGGCCGGCACTTCCAACAGCTTGCGCGCGCACGCAGGACACCGCACGTCGGCGTAGGCCAGCGTGACGGTGACGGTGAGGCTGACGGTGGCGAGCGCGCGGAAGATGGTGCTCAAGACAACGCCTTCCGCAAAGCGCGCGCGTTGCGTTGTGCTGATTCAAGACAATTCGTCTGCATCTGGAGCAAGCGGGGTTGCAGGGATTCGGCGTTGGGGCAGTGTCCTACCAATGGCGTCCCAAAAATGGTTTGGTCGAAGACAGGGTGCTTGAACGCCGGTTCCTGATAACTCAACCGCCACGCCCCATACGGCATCTCGCCGCCATGCTTTACCACGTCGGCTTGCAGCGCCAATGCGCGTTCCGGCGTATCACACGCCATCGCATAGCACCAGTAGTCATGGTGCGAACCAGCGGGCACAAACTGCGGCTTTACCCATTCACACCCTTGGATTGCTTCACGGTACATTGCCGCACACTCTAACCGGATTTGTTTCAATACGTCGATGTTCGCTAATTGTTTCAATCCGAGCGCGGCGGTGCAGTCGTTCATTCGATAGTTGAACCCAACTTGGTAGTGCCTCGTGAAGTCGGGCGCTTTCAATGTCGCGCTATCAATGCGCGCCTGTGTGGCGGACATGCGATAGCCCAATGATGAGAACTCGCGCGCTTTGGTCGCTAGTTCTTCTGAATTGGTGAGCAATGCGCCGCCCTCGCCGGTTGATAGCAGCTTACTGGCCTGAAAACTCAGGCTCGTAAACGCGGCGCTTTTGTTGAAGCGAAACGTCTGCGCGGCGTCGTCGATCACGGCGCTTCCGCCGATGTCAGTATGCAATCCGTACAACGATACCGGCAACCACGCATCATAGGCGTTCGTGTCGTCGCCCATTGTCCACGTGTCTGGGTCAATATCCACGA